TGATGATTTGCACGATTATGCTAATGCGGTTTTGGGGAAAAACAACGGAATTTCAAGGTTGCATATTAGTACTACTGGAACGTTATCAAGAAGAATTTTGAAAGAACAGTTACTGGAGGTGGCAGAATGAAAACGAATAAAACTGATACGTTAAGCCGTCTGAGACGTGCGCAGCTCAATATTAAAGAGTTAGACGGGGCAATCTTCTTCTGCTCTCCTAAGTATCCGTACGTAGTTACAACGCTGGTAAATCAAAAGCGTTTGATCCAAGAGGAGATTTTAGTTTATAAAAATTTGATTGAGAGGATGGGTTGGTAGGATGCGGAATGAAATTAATCCAATGCACTATTTAAATGCATTAGGTGAAGACCTATTTGAAGAGTGGTATCAACGGCTGCCGTTTGAAGTCTTTCGAGATGTCATGCGCTGTGTAGCTGAACGCTATATTCGCCGATACCATGCAAAGAATGGTCTGATTGACCTACAAAAAGGTATTGAAGTGTTGAATCGCTTAGAGAAATATGAAATTCGTCATTTGAAAGAGGCGGTAGATGAATGGATAGGACGTATTAGCGATGGAATGTAAATTGTCAAATTCTATTCGTGAGGAGTTGACAGAGAAGATTGAAACGATGGATCGATTTGAAATTTGTCAACATTTTAATATCAGTCAAACACAAATGTACAGGTTATTAAAGCGTTACGGTTTAGCGCTGAAAATTCAGCCGGGTAAAAAGAATAGCATTCAATACGGATCCGTTGAAGAGCGTAACGAATTAATTAAAGAGTTCGCTAAGACGCTGACGCGCGCCGAAATTGCTGGAAAATTCGATGTTACTGTACAAACCGTTGTCAGATGGGCAAAAGAAGGCGGTTTTGAAATACCTAAAGATGTTCGAGGTTTAGCCGAGAAAGATGCAGAATTAAAGCAGTTGATTGATAAAGGCCTATCTGCCGTGGAAATAGCTGAAGAACTAGGCTATGAGGAGTCGCGCATTCGGGGTTATTGCAAACAGCACGATCTTACTTTTAAACCAAGAGGTATTCATTTAAAGCGTGTTGAAATTACCAAGATGGTTGAAGATGGTTCTAGTTTAAAGGAGATTGCTGAAAAGTTTGGATATTCCACAGGTTATGTTAGAGGTTACTGCCGAAAAGAAGGAATTAAAAGCGACCGCTTTGGCCAAGATAGTAAATACCGTGTTGTAAATGGCGTCAAAAGAATTAAGTTAACGCACCGAGTTGGTGAATTACGTCAATGGGCGGCAGAAGGTAAGGACGCAGCTGAGATAGCAGAACTTACAGGATTCAATACCGAATATGTCTACTATGTATGTCGAGCTAACGATATCAACGTGAAGCATGCCGAACGTAAAATGTCAGATGATACTAAAATTAGATTGCTGACAGGTTATTATGATCGTCCGGAATGGGGGCCGATTGATATAGAGATTACGAAAGAAACCAAGTTCGCTGATTATTTCCGTTGGTGGGTGCATAAATACAAAGTTGGTATTATCCGAGATGTTTCAGTTCAAGCTTATCAAGCAGCCTACGGTAATTTAGTGCGATTGTTGGGTGATTTAAAGATAAAGGATTTAACGCGTACAGTGTACCAAGATATGCTGACAGAGATGGGCACGGTCTACCATATTCAGACTGCACGCGATTACCATAACGTGCTTAAAGCTTCGATTAATGATGCGGTATATGAAGGGTTGATTGCGAAAAATCCAACTTACAAAGCTGTCATTTCTGGTAATTCTCATGGTCGTAAAAAATCGAAATTTATATCCGAAAGAGAGTTAACAGAACTACTAAAAGTTTTAGATTACGGAAGTGACTTCTCAAATCTCAACACTGTGTGTAGCTGGTTCATTTATTTAACTGCTAAAACGGGCTTCAGATTTGGCGAAACGCTAGGATTAACGGTGTCTGATTTTAATTTCGAATCAAATGTAATTTCAATTAATAAAACGTGGGATTATAAAAATCTTGCCGGTGGAGGCTTTGCTAAAACGAAGAACAAATCGTCGATAAGGACCGTTAGTTTAGATCCACAGACCATGCAGCTGTTTAAGACTATCACCAAAGATATGCAGACGGAACGGCCAATTTGGTTGACACATTTATCTCACATCTTAAATCCGACTATTAATGATTACCTTGCGAAATGCTGTAAAAAGGCAAATATTAAAGTGATATCGACTCACTCCCTGCGACATACTCATGCGAGTGTGTTATTAGCGAAAGGCGTGTCAATGATTAGTATCTCTAAGCGGTTAGGCCATTCCAATTTAGCGACGACGCAGAAAGTCTATTCGCATATCACTGAAGAGTTAGAACGTAAAGATGACAAAATATTGCAAGATGCGCTAGGAGGTCTGTAATGCTTACAAGCGAACAAATTAATGGCATTTTAGGCGTAGATGATACTTACAAGCAACCTGCTAAATTGCTCAGCCTAATGCTTGATGAGAAGAAAAGAGTTGAAACATTTCATAAATTTCTGGAACTGGAAACAGATATGAGTTATGAATGGTTCCAGGAGGCATTTGAAAATGAACATGCTGACCGTAAAAATAAAAAACAAGATTTTACTCCGCCATCACTTAGTGAGTTGATGGCGAGATTGGTTAGTGACAATCGCACCTATTATGAAATTGCTGCAGGTAATGGCGGTATTATGATTCAGGCGTGGCATGAACATCGTTTAAACTGCGAGAATTTCTGGATGTACAATCCTCGGAATTATTGGTACCAAGTGGAAGAGTTATCTGACCGAAGCTTGCCTTTCCTAATTTTTAATATGGCGATTCGAGGTATGAACGGCGCTATATTACACGGTGACAGTTTGACGCGCGAATTTAAAAACGTGTACTTCATTCGTAGCCTTAGCAATCAATATGAAGGTTTTAGCGAAGTTCATGTAATGCAGAAAAGTGACAAGTTGATGGAATTTATGAATATACATAAGTGGGTTTAAGGAGGCAACTTGAATTGGCCAAGATTTGGACGGAAAAGGAAATAGATTATTTGGCAAGATGGGTGGGTCTTCGATCGGTCAAGCACATGGCTAGATATTTAAAACGGTCTGAAGGTTCGATTCAGAATAAAATCAATCGCTTAGGATTAACATCCAAAGATTCGTCGGAGCTTATGACGACAACGGACTTTTGTGAAGCGCTGAATGTGCCACGTGCCACTGTCGAATATTGGCACCGTAATCTGGATTTTCCTTCGAAGAAAATTGGGAAGTATCGCATGATAGATCCAGTTGAATTTTGGGGGTGGGCGGAGGTTAACAAACGCCGCGTCAATTGGAGTAAAGTTCCGCACCGCGCGTTCGGTGTGGAGCCTGATTGGGTGGACGAGTTAAGGGCTATGCCGCTGCGACAGTTTAACCATTCTAAACCTTGGACGGACGGTGAGATTGCGGAACTGAAATGGTTAGTGGGTCGATATTCACACACGTTATCTGAAATGGCGGTTCGCTTGAATCGCAGCGAAGCGGCCATAAGGCGGAAGTTATACGATTTAAAGATTCCGCACAGTCCTAAATATGTCGATAAAAAGCGAAAGTATACAGAAGCTGAAATTCAGCTGGCAGTCGAAATGCGCGCTGAAGGTAGGAGTTTTCAAGAAATCGCTGAAGCAGTCAACGGTAGTGCGCATTATTTAGAAGGCCGTGTTTCGATATGGGAAGAACAGTTGAAAATTGATTTATGAGGAGGCACTTAAATGCAATTAAAAGTGAAAAGGTTAACGGCGTCGGCGAAGTTGCCAACCAAAGCGCATCCTAGCGATGCGGGCTTTGATATTTATGCAGATATTTCCGAGATTATTCCTAGCGGTTCAACTCGCTTAATCTCGACAGGTATCGCAATAGAAATACCAGAAGGCTATTACGGGAGATTGAAAGGTCGAAGTGGTTTAACCAGTAAAACATTATTAAGGGTTCAAGAAGGCACGATTGATTCCAATTATCGCGGTGAGATTAAAGTCATCTGCGATTCGCTTGACACTGAATTATCGGATGTCGGTTATATGGTCGCGAAAGGTGAACGTATCGCGCAGCTGATTATTCAGCCATTGCCTAAATTCGAAGTAGTAGAAGTGAGTGATTTATCTAATTCAGATCGAGGGTCAAATGGTTTCGGCTCGACAGGCGTTTAGGAGGTAAGAGCTTATGTTCGCCTTAGATTGGATTTAGGAAGCAGGAGGCAAAGAAGATGAACCGTAAAAAGTTAAAGCGTCAATTGTTGTCAAAGCCTGTCACGTTGACGACTAAAGAAGTCGAGAAGATGAAGCAAAAAGCGACAGACAATGCTGCTGAGATTATTAATTTATTTCCGCTGCTAATACTACGAGATAAATTCGGATTCGGTAAAGTGCGAATTGAGCGTTATTTGGATTATTACGCCGAGATGATGGAGGCTTATAACGCAGGCTATTTTAGTTTAAAAGATATTGAGAAAGTATTGCATGGTGAATTGGGTTTGAAATTTGAATGGGGGAATCAAAATGACCATTGAGATAAACGATCAGTACTTCATTAAAGCTGACAAGTACAATCTGACGCTGATTCACGTTTATGCGATTGAAGATGAGTTCGGTCAAGCGAAAGAGAAGCAGAAAGTACTAGGCTATTTCCGGACGATTGAACAGGCGTTAGTGTTCTTAGCTCGTCAGCAGCTATTAGAGGAACATGAGACGTTGACGCTAAAGGACTATGTGACGTTATTGAAAGATAAAATTCAAGAGCTGAAAGCGTTGTGTCAGCCGTGATTAGATTAGAAATGTAGAGGTGGCGAGGATGTGAAGCAACAAGAAAAAATGGTGCTAGATTTAAAAGTGGACCGCGAGATTAATTTATCAACCGGGACGAGTCGACATGACACAAAATGGAAAAACAAAACAATGGCTTGGTCTGCTTTTCTTGACCGCTTGCAGCGTCCGACCGTTACGCAGGAAAGTGCTGCAGAGTATGCCAAACTGCCAAAAGACAAGCGAGATGGTATTAAAGACGTCGGCGGATATGTTGGTGGCTTTCTAAAACAGGGGCGCCGTAAAGCCGACCATGTTCAATCGAGAAGTATTGTCACGCTAGACGCGGATAGTGGCCATAAGGATTTATGGGATGATATTCAACTGCTATCCACGTTCGCTATTGCAGTTTATACGACGCACAGTCACACAAGTAGTCATCCTCGTTATCGATTTATTATTCCGTTAACTAGACCTGTGACTGTTGACGAGTATGAGCCTTTAGCGCGTAAAATAGCCAGCAAGTTCGGAATGGATTACTTTGACGATACGACCTATCAAGCAGAGCGGTTAATGTATTGGCCGAGTCATTCGTTTGATGGTGATTACCTATTCGATTATCAAGATGACAAGTGGTGTAATCCTGATGAAATACTCGCTGAATACCCAGATTGGTCGGACAGCAGTTATTGGCCAGAATCATCAAGAGGCCATAATATCCGTGCGAGAGCTGCGAAGAAACAAGGAGATCCGCTAGATAAGCCTGGTGCGATTGGCGCATTTAACCGTGTGTATTCGATTAAAGAAGCCATTGAAACATTCTTGGAAGGCGTTTATTCTGAGACACGTCATCCAGATCGATACACCTATATGGAAGGTTCGACTTCAGGGGGATTAGTCATTTATGATGATAAATTTGCCTATTCTCACCACGGTACGGACCCTGTTGGGGACATGCTGGTTAACGCGTTCGACCTGGTAAGGATTCACAAATTTGGCGAACTAGATGATAATGTTAAATCGACGACACCTACCTCTAAAAGACCTTCATTTAAGGAGATGCACGCTTTTGTTATCGAATTAGAAGATGTGAACTCCCTAATGGCTCAAGAAGCTTTCGCAGAATTTGGTGTAGAAGAAGATGATGAACAAGCGGATTCCGTAAACGTTGAAGATGACCGTAGTTGGATCCAAATCACTAAACAAGGGCCTGATATCAACACGTTTCTGTTAGCGAAACAAATTACTAAGGAGATACCTTTGTTTTATGACGGCTTTGAGTTACTGCGCTATAATGCGCAGACAGGTATCTGGACTGCTGATTCTGAGGAGTTTCTGAAATCCTATATCGCCGTGAAAAAGTTAGCGGCCGAAACTAAAATTCGACTGTTAAGTGAGACGATTGCCAGCATTAAGGCACAAACATTTAGCGAATCTGTGTTCGAAGATGGCGATTTAACAAAAATTGTGTTGAAAAACGGTGTATATGATATGAAACGGGATAAGTTTAGCACGACGTTCGATCCTGATTTACATGCGAGAGCGTCACACCCCATTGAGTTTGACACTGATGCAGACTGTCCGGTGTTTAAAGGTTTTATCACAGAGGTGCTTGGCGAGGAAATGTTACCGTTCATCTTTGAGTGGTTCGGTTATAACTTTTACCGAAGCTACGACGTGCAGAAGATGCTGTTCATACACGGTAAAGGTGGAACGGGTAAATCGACGTTGATTAACTTATTACGCGAGATGATTGGTTCAGATAATTATTCAGCTGTTACGCTGCAGTACTTGATGACTGAGCGATTCGCAAAAATTGGTTTGTACCGTAAGGTTGCTAACTTTGACACAGATGCGAAGCCCCAATATTTAGCAGACGGCGCTACGCTTAAAATGCTAACGGGTGAAGATGCGATTTATGCAGACCGCAAGAACAAAGAACCCATCACTTTTTATAACTATGCGAAATTAACGTTTGCAATGAACGAATTACCTCCTATGCGTGACTTTAGCGGCGGACTTAAACGCCGTATGATGATTCTAACAATGGACAAAGTGCTAACGAACGAAGTGAAAGATCTGTATCCTTTGGAAGTTATTCAGGGGGAGTTGGCGGGGATCTTTAATGAAGCGATGAAAGGATTAAGACGTCTACTTAAAAACGGCGAGTTCAGTGAATCGAAAACCATGAAAGACGACGTCGTTAAATGGGAACAAGGTAACGATGTGGTGGCCATGTTTATTGATGAAGAATGTAAAGTTGGAAAAGATTTGAGCACGCCCGTTAAAGTTGCATACGATGACTACAAAATGTATTGCAGTAGTTCAGGATATAAGCCTTTATCACGTAATAGTTTTGGTCAAAGAATGTCCGAATTAGGCTTTGTCAACAAGGTGTTCAAAATTGACGGAAAACCCGTAAGGTGTTGGGAAGGACTCCAGAGCGAAAGTGATATTTTTTTATAGACTTCAACATTGTTATAGAAAAGCGGTAAAAAAGGTTACAATTTTAAAAATCAAGAATTGTAACCTTTCTCGAAGAATTGTAACTTTGTAACCAAATTGTAACCCCCGTAAAGCTAATAACAGTAAGGGTTTAAAGGGTATGGGTTACAAAGTTACAATTTTTTCTAAATTAGACTCTTAGGGTATAGAATATACACATGTAAAAACAGGTTTAAACATGTTAACCCCTATGAAGAAGCAATGAGTTGAAAAAAATTGTAACCCATCGTAAAAAATAAAAATAAAATAATTTTTAGGAGAGGTGCCATGTTAGAGAAAGATATAGAGAAGTATTTCAACCAACAAATCAAACAGGCAGGTGGCCTTTCACGAAAATACACGTCACCCGGTAGAAGAGGCGTACCGGACAGAATCGCCATCATGAATGGCCATGTATATTTTGTAGAATTGAAACGACCCGGTGAAAAACCAAGACCAGATCAAATGGCCGAACACAGAGAGATGGAGAAACACGGCATTAAGGTTTACATCTTAGATTCGAAGCAGGCGGTAGACGAATGGATAGGACGTATTAGCGATGGAATGTAAATTGCATAGTTACCAAGACCATTCTGTTGATTGGATTTTAGGAAAGAATCATTCGGGCGTGTTTCAGGACATGGGATTAGGCAAGACATTAACCACGTTAACCGCAATTGACTATTTATTCAGGTTCAATCAAATCAGAAAAGTTTTAGTCATCGCACCTTTAAATGTGGCCAAACAAACATGGAGCGACGAAATCGAAAAGTGGGACCATCTCCAGAACTTGACCTATTCCAAAGTGATTGGTAGTCCTAAGCAGCGATTAGAAGCCTTGCAAATCGAGGCGGATATCTATATCACCAATGTTGATGTTGTGACGTGGTTGGTTGATCGCTATCAGAAAGATTGGCCGTTTGACATGGTGGTCGTCGATGAGTTGTCTAGCTTTAAATCGGCTGCATCTAAACGGTTTAAGTCTTTACGAAAAGTTCGACCTAAGTTTAAACGTTTTGTTGGACTGACTGGGACGCCTGCGCCGAACAGCTTAATGGACCTGTGGTCCCAAATGTATTTAATTGACCGAGGTGAACGGTTGGAAAATAATATTACGAAATACCGTCGTAAGTACTTCACACCGGATAAAATGAACGGACACATAGTGTATAGCTACAAGTTGATTCCGGGCAGTGATCAAATAATCTATGACAAAATCGAAGACGTAGCCATCTCGATGAAAAGTGCAGATTACTTAGATATGCCTGAGTTAATTGTCAATGACCTTGAAATCGAACTGGACGGTAAAAGCAAAAAGCAATATGACACATTCGAACGTGATTATGTGCTGTCGTTAGGCGAAGACGAGTTAGTTGCGGCGAATGCAGCAGTTCTGTCAGGCAAGCTTCAGCAAATTGCTAATGGGGCAATTTACGACGAAGATAAAAAAGTTATCGAAGTACACGACGAGAAGTTAAACGTCTTAGAGCGAATCGTCGAAGAAGCCCAAGGTAAGCCGATTCTAGTATTCTATTGGTTCCAGCACGACCGCGACCGAATCCTAAAAAGGTTCAAGCAAGCAAAGGTCTTAGATGTCAATGACGGTGATGTGGCCAAATGGAATGCAGGCGAGATACCAATTTTATTAGCACATCCTGCATCAGCTGGACATGGATTAAACCTCCAGAAAGGAGGAAATATCATGGTGTGGTTCTCGATGACGTGGAGCTTAGAACTGTACCAGCAGGCAGTGGCTAGACTTTACAGACAAGGACAAACTGAACAAACAGTCATTATGCACCGAATCATTGTGAAAGGCACTGAAGATATTCGAGCGAGACGTCGATTGGAAACGAAAGACCAAGGACAGAACGAATTGATTGCAGCAGTAAAAGCGAAAATTGAGGAGGCCAGATCAAATTGAATTTACCGAAAGAGATATTAGAATCAATCGTTGAGGAAGTTTCAAAAGAATTTAGCAAGACGAATAAACTCAAAAAAGAACAAGAAAAAGATTGGCGATTACGTAACACGCGCTATCTATTAGTAAATTACCGAAAGCTTCAAAGTCATTGTAGAGCTTCACTTGAAGAGCTAAAGTTACACGATGACGTCTTGAAAGATATCCGTGTGAACTCTGTGGCTGAATATAAGGCAAAAACTATTAAAATGATGGACTATGTTGACATGATGTTGAAAAGCTACGAGAGCTATTGCAAAAGCGCCGGACAAGCAACTAACCGAAGATGGAGCGTGTTTAAGCGTAAATATCTAGATAGTGGAGAATTGCCCACAAATATCACGTTAGCTAAACAACATGGCGTGGATGAGCGAACAATTCGCAGAGATGATGGCAAATCAATCGAAGAGTTTTCGGTCTACCTATTCGGCATATCGCATTTGACCGACTTGATAGATGAAAATGAAATGTCCGAAATGTGTCCTTGACATGTCCATCAATATGCGATATATTGATAACATAAGGGAATACCCTACACTTTTTATAGCTGGCAGAAACTTTAAATGTTTCTGGCAGCTTTTTGTTTATTGAAAACAATGCCTAGCGAGGTGGCAAGGCGGATAGCGTGACGGACATTAGTAGGTTTCGTCTGGGGGTAGCTAGGTATTGTTTTGAGTGAATAAAAAAGGAGGTGGCATTTTGCAAAAAGGTATTGAACTGGTAGATCAGTACAACATGGTCAAAAATCAAATTGAATTAGTTAAAACCGAAGTGTCAGATTTACGTGAACAGCTAACAGAGAAAGAAAACGAATTGGAAATTTACGAAAATCAATTTGCCACTTTAAAATCTGTGGCGCCTAAATTAATTGAAGAACTAGAAAAGGAATATGCTTATGAAATTGGATAGGCAAAGAAAGGGTGGTGTCAATGAGCGACCAGTTAATTCAAGAGATATCAAATAAAGCAAACGAGTTGATGGCGAGTTGGCCACCATCTAGACAAAGGCAAAAAGAATTTATCCTGGAATACGTCGCAGGAGGGTTTGATAACGCGTCAGAGGCAGCAAGGAAGGCAGGATACAGTCCAAAATCAGTTCGTAAAGTAGCGTCAAACATGTTAGTCGGTACGGACAAATTTAGACACATTCCGCCTGTTGTAGAGCAATTGAGGGCCGAATACAACGAACGTCAAGAAGTGTTGAAGATTGCAAGTGGTGCAGAAATACTTCAGTTTCACACTAAAGTAATGCGAGGCGAACTGCCTAATCATAAAATTGTCGACGGAATAGTCAAACAGGTGCCGGCGGAAATCAGCGATAAACAGAAATCGGCCGATAGCTTAGCGCGCATGCTTGGCTTCAATCAAGAAAACGTCAATATCAACCATTCAGGAAAGATTGATCCGTTTTCAGAGTTAACGGTCGAACAGTTGACAAAGTTGGCTGATGGCTATGACTAACTTAGGCTTGACGAAAGCATACATTCAACGCAAAGCACGTATTGAGCTTGCATCGCGTGATTTTTTCAGGTATTGCAATTTGACCGCACCAGATTTTTACAAAGCAGACAGACAGTATCTGATTGATTTGGCTAAAGATCTACAAGACTTTTACTTAAACAGCAACGACGACGTACTGATCATTAACATTGGACCACGTCACGGCAAGTCACGTACTGCTGGTAAATTCGTCGAGTGGATTTTAGGCCGTAACAAGAATATGAAAATAATGACAGGGTCTTATAACGAGACGCTGTCTACTACTTTTTCTAAGTCCGTCCGAAACGCTATATCTGAAGTTAAAGCTGACCCAAACATCGTCGTCTTCAATGATATATTCAAAGAAACACGTATCAGACGAGGAGACGGTGCAATGAACTTATGGGGATTAGAGGGAGGACATCAAAACTACTTAGCTACGTCACCAGGAGGAACGGCAACCGGTTTCGGTGCAGACATTATCATCGTCGATGACTTAATCAAAAACGCTGAAGAAGCGAACAACGCCCGAGTCTTAGACATGCATTGGGACTGGTTTACTAACACCATGCTGTCACGATTAGAGACAGGCGGTAAAATCATCCTGATCATGACTCGTTGGCATTCGAAAGACTTAGCCGGACGAGCATTGAAAGAACTGCCTGAATTAGGATTTAAAGTGCGTCACGTCAATTTAAAGACACATTTAGGCAACGGCGTCATGTTATGCGATGACGTCTTAACCTACGAAGAATACGTGCGTAAGACGAAAGCTATGTCCCCTGAAATTGCATCGGCTAACTATCAGCAAGAGCCAATTGACTTGAAAGGACGCTTGTATAACTTAGGCTTTAAGACTTACACAAGACGGCCAACTTTCAAACGCGTCGAATCCTATACCGATACGGCTGACACTGGTAATGATTACCTGGCAACTTACATATACGGCGTCACGTTTGATAACGAGGTGTATATCTTGGATGTAATCTTTACTAAAGCGCCGATGGAAGAAACGGAACCGCTGTTAGCGGAGAAATTACACGAGCACGACGTAAATATCGCCTATGTGGAGTCTAACAACGGTGGACGTGGTTACGCACGTGCAGTCGAACGCATCTTGAAAGAGACGTATCAAACGAACAAAACGAAAATCGTTTGGTTTCACCAATCGAAGAACAAAATCGCACGTATCTTAACCAACGCTACGTGGGTAATGGATCATATCTATTTCCCTGAAGGCTGGGAAAACCGATGGCACGAGTTGTCGGAAAGCTTGAACAGCTATCAACGCGAAGGTAAAAATGAACATGACGATGCGGAAGATGCAATTACGGGGATTGCTGAAATGATTAGCAAACCACCGAGCATTCAAATATTAACCCCAAAAAATTTAACGAGAAGGAGGCGCTAACTTTTGCAATCCAAATCAAAGTGGTACCTAGAATTAGTGGATCGATTCCTAGCTATGGAAACACCGCAAGAAAAAATCCTAGAACATCGTATTAATCAACATTTAAAATCAGATGAATTGAAAATGATGACAAAAGCACATGCCTATTATCATAATAAAACGGCCATCCAGAAGAAAACGACGCAGCTGAAACATCGAAGTAACGTTAAATTGGAGCTTGGACAATTCAGAAAGCTAGTTAAACAGAAAGTCGGCTACCTCTTAGCCAAAGCGCCGTCTGTGACTGTCGAAGACGAACAAACGCAAGAATATTTAAACAAAGAAGTGTTTGACCGAGATTTACTCAAAGTCATTAAGTCCTTAGGTCAAGAAGCTATTATTAAAGGCATTGCCTATTCAATGGTCTACTTAGACGAGGAAGGCGAACTAAGCTTGTTTAAAGTACCCACTGAGCAAATCATCCCTTTCTGGAGCGATGAGCGTAACGGATTCCTGGACGCTTTTATCCGCATCTACCCAATTGAAGTATGGGATAAAGGTAAACCTGTCATCCGGACACAAGTTGCATATTTTGACGAGAACGGCATTACTTACTACCTGCTAGATAAAGCAGGTTATTTAGGTTTAGACCCGACTTATGACGGACCCCAATCGCACTTCTACTTGTTCGATCCAAAGCTAAACGAAACGCATGGACAGAACTGGGAACGCGCCCCATTAATCGCTTGGCGCTATAACGAAGATGAAGCGAGTTTGCTTCAACAAGTCGAATCCATTATTGATAACTTGGCTTTACAATCATCAACGGCCGCTGATTTATTAGCAGACATTCCGAAGTTTATTTACATTTTGAAGAATTACGAAGGCGAAGACCTTGATCGATTTCTCGCTTTACTCAACGAATACATGACAATCTCAGTTGGCCAAGACGGTGGCGTGGATAAATTACAAGCGACAATCGACACTACCGCCACTGAAAATGAGCTGAAACGTACTCGTAAAGCTTTATATGAAGCGGCCGCTGCAATTGACACGCAGGACGAAAACTTGGGTAATGCATCCGGTACAGCCTTGAAATGGCGTTACACCGATTTAGATATCGACATGAACGATATGGAAACTGAATTCCAACAGTCACTCGAGCAGTTTATGTGGTTTGTAGAAAAGCACGCTGCAAACAACGGCAGGGAGATTAACCTTGATGGTTTTGAATACGTCTTTAACCGAGACATGATATCGAATGAGACTGAAGCGATTACTAATGCGCAAAACTCAATCGGCATATTAGATGACCAAACAATTCGAGAACAGCACCCATGGTATTCTCAGAAAGTGGAAGACCGCTTGGAAAAGCAAAACGCTGAATATGGCATTCCGCCCCGACCAGAATATGACAAACGTTTCGAACCTGAAAAGAAGGTGACGACAGATGGCGAAGAAGACACGAACTAATGCACAATATTGGCTAGAACGGTCTATGCAGCAAGAGCAACACGCTGAAGAACTTACGACCGAATACTTGGCCAAAATGTACGCGCAACTGGAACTATTCCAACGCGAAGCGATTAAAGAAATCGAAGTGTTTTACAATCGTTTTGCTAACGATTATAAAATGTCTAAGCATGACGCGATACAATATTTAACTAATAATCAACTCAAAGAGTTCCAGAACGTCACACTTGCGCGTTATGCCCAATTAGCGAAGGACCCAAAGGCCGAACCGAGGTTAGTTGAAGCTTTAGCTTACCGACACCGAATCAGCCGTCAAGAGGCGCTATTAGCCGAAATTGAATTAAAAGCTTTGGAGGTTTACGGTAGTTCAAACGGATTGATTGAAACGACTTATAAAAATATGAGTCATGTGTACGGTAGTGCAAAAATCGAAATTGCAAAAAGCTATGCGGATATTGGTTACAGCGTCCGGCGTCCGGTCCTAGAATTAGACACGATAAAAAGCCGGTTGAAAACCAATTGGGCGAGAGATAACTTGTCGGAACGCATCTGGGGCCAGGAAGAAAAAACGTATGACACAATCGCGAATATCTTAGACCAGGGTTTTATCGGGCAATGGCCACAAGATAAAATCACCAAAGAAATACAAAAACGAGTAAGTGTTGCAAAATCAAGCATTGAAACATTGGTCCGTACGGAACAGACGGCTTACAATTCGATGGGTTCGGTTGAGCAATTAAAAGCGCATTTAGAAAACGAGTATAAAATCGTCGCAGTCCTAGATAACAAAACGACCGACAAATGCAGAAGTGAACACGATAATGTCTATGCCATTGATGATTACCAAATCGGTAAAACTGCCCCGCCTTTTCATTATAGATGCCGGTCAAGCGTGTCATCCACACGTGACGCAACGTTGATAGATTATTTTGCAGACGAACACGACTACACCGGACCGGAATTAGAGGACGTTTACGAAGAGTGGGAGAACGAATTAATTGAAACAGTCAATCAATTAACGATTGAAGATTTGAATTAAAAGGAGGATACGCACTTGATGATTAAAAACGAGGGAGCGGTCAACATGACGATATCTGACATTTTAAGTCTGTGGATACCTTTAAGACAACCGGAAAAAGAACAGCCAAACGAAACGTCGCACATGCCACTAGGAGGTGATCAGGATGACAATCCATATCTATTAGGAGTGACAAATGGAGAAACTATTTAAAGAGTTTTTGAAAGAGGTCAAGAAGATTCGCCAAGCTTTAGAGCGAATCGCTGATACGGATGAAGCGTGGAATGCTCACAATGTCGAATCAACTGATATTGAAATTCCCGACGACGACCTGAATAAATACATTTTATAGGAGTGAGAAAATGGAACTGAAAGACACAATCGAAATGATGCAAAGCGCTGAATACCGTGAGCGGTTTAAAGCCGAATACCAACAAAATAAGATCCGCACACAAGGCTTACGAAAAATGCTGACCCAATGGTCACATGGGGTCCTGAAGTTTGATCCGGAGTGTTCAGAGAAACTGTTGACAGCACAATTAAAAGCGATGGAAGCTTACGGCGCCATACTGGAAGAACGCGCACGCATCGAGAAAATCAGATTATAAACCTTTGACCGGAATGTCATTAAACTAACCGCGCCGACGGAATATCCGGCAAATAAAAACATCCTTACTGGAACCGACCAGAATAAAAAGGAATAAAGGAGAAAGCAAGATGAATATCACTGACATTTTGAATGAACACATGGACGCGGACGGAAAACTAAATGTTGCGGAAGCTGAGAAAGCATTAAAAGCAGGAATCGCAACAGACTACGTTCCTAAACACGATTTTAATTCAAAAAATGAACAACTCAAAGACGCAAATTCGACAATCGAGAAGTTGCAAAAAGACAATAAAGATAATGAGGCCTTACAAGCTGAAATTAATGACCAAAAAGCAAGAGCTGATAAAGCTGAGCAAGATTTGACTGCACACCGAATTCGCAAAGATGCTGAAGACGCATTGCGTGATAAAGGTGTGACGAATATCGAATTTGCTTTATTTAAGCTAGGCGAATTAGAACGAGACGCGGACGGAAAACTAAAAGACTTTGAGTCGAAGTTTACGGCATTTGCCGAACAAAATCCCGAATTCGTTAAGAAAGCCGATACTAAAGAGGATAAGCCTTCATTCTCATTGTTTGGTGCTAAACCAGCAGCCGTCAATAAGAATGCAGATCCAACGAAAGTATCGCTTGCAGAAGCTCTAGGACAGCAACGTAAAGCCGAAATTGAAGCTACCGCACCTAAAGCGTGGGGAGAATACTAAGGAGGAAATATAAACTATGAAAATTAGTGATAAAACAGTCTACACTGTGGAACAGAATATTTTTAAATCTGCTCACCATGTAGCATTTACAGACACTGCAGAAGGCACTTGGCCAGGTAATATCGTACCGCACGGCGCAATTTATCCTGCCAATGATGCAACAGCCCGTGGGGTGGTTTACCATGACACAGAAGTCGGTCAACCGATGACATTGATTGTCGAGGGACACTTGTTAGCTCCTGCGCTACCTGCAGAACCGTCCGCAGCAGCCCAAGCTGCTTTAAAACAGATTGCGTTTTATGACTTAACACCAGTGGGAGGAGTATAAGAATATGCCTAAATTACACGAAATCGTTAATGCAACAAATTTACAAGATTACACACATGAGATTCCAGTCGATAACGGCGTGATTGATGCGTTATTCCCTGAAACAAAACAAGAGGCTTTAACGCTTGAATACATTAAAGGCGGCGAAGGCTTACCTGTAGTAGCGTCTGTTCACAGCTGGGATGCTGAGACTGAAATCGGAGACCGCGAGGCATTCGAAATCATGTCTATGGAATTAGCCCAAGTAAGACGTAAGTTAAAACTTAGTGCCAAAGACGCAATGGTTATCGAGACCCCTCGTAACGACCGCGAGTTAACAGAGAAGATCGCTAAAGTATTTGACGACGCAAACAACTTAGTTAAAGCTGTTCGCACTCGTTACATCGCAATGGCTTTCGAGGCACTAACGACAGGCAAACTTACATTTGACGAAAACGGTTATAAAGGTACGTTGGATTACAAATTGCCGACAGCACACACAAGTACGCCTTCAACTAAATGGTCAACAGCAAGTGCAAAACCTATGGATGATATCAGAGCATGGCAAGACGCAGTAGAAACGTCTACTGGTACACGTCCATCACGTGCAATAACATCTCGTAAAGTAGCTAATACACTGCAAAATAATGCGTCTATCCGTTCAGCCTTATATGGAACGAACTCTGACCGTTTAGTTAGTTTCGCAGTGTTGAATAGTTTCTTCGCAGAGCAAGGTTTACCGCAATTGCAAGTTGTCGAGGGCAAATACCGTAAGCGCGTATTAAAAAATGGTAAATACGTCATCGAAACTAATCGCTACATTCCAGAAGATTCATTCATTTTATTGCCTGACGGCATTCTAGGACACCGCGTATTCGGTCCAACTCCAGAAGAATTGGTATTGCGCCAAACAAACGAAGTGAATGACTCTAAAGTCGGAAACATCGTAGTCGACACATATGTGACGGATGATCCAGTAGCTAGATGGGTACGTGCCTCAGGTATGGGATTGCCGTCATTCCCTGCTGCCGATAAAGTCTATATTGCGACTAAAGTCGTAGCTGCTTAGTAGAGAGGAGTGGTCCAAGTGGCCAAAACACTCAAACAAACCATCGACCAAAGGCTAACGGTTTATAAGCTGAAGATGGAGCCAGCTTTACAAGAATACGTGACGGATGAAATTGTCCAGCACATTCTGAATATTACAAACCACACAAAGCTACCGAAAGAGTTGTATTATTTGGTGGCTAAAATGGTTTGCGAGACGGCCGAACCCGTAGTTGACGAATCCGCGGAGGAAATCGTTAATCCATTAGCAGGCGTGAAAAGCCTGAAAGTTGGAGACGTAACGGTTGACCTGTCTGGAAGTTCATCAACGGCTAAAGCAAAAGACGTAGACGAGGCTATACAAAGCCTCTTGCAAGATTACAATCGACAAATTTTAGCTTTTCGTAAGTTGAGGTGGTAAGCATGGATATTAATTCGATCTTAGCCGCAGCTGGACCTGCTATCGCTTGGACGTTTGATAAAGTATTTGATATCTATGAGATAGTCGAATATACCAAACCAAACGGCGCAGACGGTAAGCAGTTACAAGCAACAAAGTTAAACGAACCTTGTCGAGTGTCGATTGACAAACGACCATCATCGCTGAAAGGTGAAGGCAACTTGGATAACAGCAGTTTGATTTTATTCTGCGGACCGGATGTCAATGTACCAATTGGTAGTAAACTGATGGTACGTAACGGCGACCATCGTGAGAAATATCAATCAACTGAAAAGCCGATGAAATACCCATCGCACCAAGAAATTAGGGTGAACAAACATGAGTGGGTATGATTATAAATCGTTTGAAAAACGACTTGCACAACTAAGGCAGGTGCAAACTGGAGTTCAACGAGAAATTCATTATGCCGTGATTGCTTTGGCAGCCAAATTTGTTGAAATACTGGAATATAATTCGCCGTATGATACTGGTCAGTTAGAAGACAGTTGGACGTGGGATATTGAATATGCCGGGGAAACCATTCACATAAAAATATGGAACGTGGCTCGAAATAAAGCCGGTCAATATTATACAGAGTGGGTCAACGACGGTCACCGCTTAGTGATACAGGGTGAAGAAGTCGGTTATGTGGACGGACAATTCTTTATAGAGTTGTCCGAGTTCGAAGTCCGTCAACTATTGCCTAAGTGGAAAGTTGCCACCGAAAGACAATTAGCAAAAGTTATAAGAAATGCAATGAGAGGATGATGACCTATGCTTGATGCATTATCCGCAGCACTGATTCTTAAACTTAAAGAAACCTTTCCTGGTATCAAAGTTTATGATGAGCCAATCCAACAAGGCATGGACACACCATGCTTTAACATTAAAGCGAATCGAATTAGCACAGACAGGCAGGTCAACAACGCAGTTGATGTGGCTGTTTTTTATTTTATTACCTACACACCGGGTGACAGTCTCGATAAACGAACTGAAATGCAAGAAATGGTGTGGAAAATATTAAACTCTAAACGATGGAAGTATCTAGGAGAGTTTGCGCACATTAACTACCTGAAAGCGAACCATAACGATGAGGTAATGACAATTTCGTTTGAGGTGAAAATACATGGTAGCTATGAAGCAGATCCCGGTGAAACTATCACAAAAATAGAAGGAGGCGTTAAGCTTTGACAGAACCAAAGGCAAAGCCTAAAGCGGTGGTTGAACAGCGTTATGTTAAAGAAGCGGTTGTACGCGGAATGCATGTAACGGATCAATCCATTGCAAATGTAATATTAGATGACGCAATAGACTATACGGTCCAAGAAGCTCAGAAGGCCGTAGACGAGTGGAAGAAAGGAGACTTTAAATAATATGGCGATTATTCAAAATATGCCCTTACCAGGTGTAAGAGTAGATTTTCAATCGACTGGCGGAACAGCTTCAATCGGTGAAACCGCTGGGCGTTCGGCATTTGTGGTACCGAAATCTTGGGGGCCAGATAACGTATTTGTGGAAGTGGATGGAGGTACTAACTTTTTAACTTTATTGGGTAAAGAATTGAAAGATTTGCTTGAAATTCGAGAAACCTTTAAAGGGAACGGACGTGCCTTAATTTATCTACCGGCTCATACAGGTGCAGCAAAAGCGACTATCACAGTATCAGGATTAGTAGCTACTGCAAAGTATGCAGGAGCATTAGGTAATCAACTATCCGTGGTTGTAGTAAAAGAGGTTAACGACTCTATCACAGTCAAAACAATCTTTAATAATCGTACGGTAGATGAGCAGTTAAATGTGACCGGGCTTCCTGCATCGAATGATTTTATTGAATTCAGTGGGACTGCGCCAACAGCTTCAGGTACGGGCAAATTAACAGGTGGGCTAGATGGCACATTATCAGCAAGTGCTTATTCAGATTTCTTAGCAGGCATTGAGAAGTATGATTTCACTCATATCGCAATCGGCTCAGAAGATGAGGCGGTTAAAACAATTGCTGTGGCTAAAGTTCGAGAATTACAAAGCTTAGGCCGTCCTGTAGTATTGGTGACTAACAACTTGGCAATGGACTATGAAGGTGTGACATCCGTCAAGAACAGCGTGACACTGGAAGATGGAACAGTATTAGCTCCGAAGGATGCGGTCTATTGGGTCGCAGCCGCTTCAGCAGCAGCCGAAACCAATTCATTGACTTATGCAGCCTATCCGGGTGCGGTCGACTGTGAGCGACTGTCATATGCAGATACAGTAGCGGCTGTTAAAGCTGGACATATCGTGTTCGTGTACAAAAATGAACGAGTAAGAATTCAGCAAGATATCAACACGCTCGTAACGTTCACGGATATCAAAAATCAAGATTTTAGTAAAAACCGCATCGTTCGTACAATGGCAATCATTGAGACTCAAGCAACATCGCTATTTGAAGAGTCATTTTTAGGAAAGTTTGTCAACAATCTTGATGGACGTGAAAACCTAAAAGCGGCGATTATCACGAACGTGTTGGATCCTTTAGTGTTAGCGAATGCGATTAGCTATGACCCAGGCGAAATCAGTATCGAACAAGGCAACAACAAAGACACGGTGGTCGTGACATTGCCAATCGTGATTAACGATGCGATGGAAAAACTTTATGTCCAAGTTTACTGTAACTAATTCAACTCTAGAAAGGAGCAAACTGAATAATGATTAAAGCAAACCAAGCAATCAGTGGTAAGGAAGGGACAGTCTTCGCGACTGTCGGTTCCAACCGCTACGAGATGGCTGAATTAAAAACCATTTCCGCTCAAATTGCCGTAAAAACAGCCAACGTACAAGCGATTGGCATGCGTATGGAAAAAGGAAAAGTGGTCGGCGCTGCCGGTACTGGAGACTTAACCGCGCATTACTTCTCTAATGTCGCTCGTCAAGCTATTGCGACGTACGTTAAGACCGGCGTGTACCCTGATATTACAATCAAGGTTACAAATGCCGACGTACAAGCTCAAAAAGGCCGTCACACAGTGCTATTGAAAGAAGTTATTTTTAATGACTCTATTCTAGCAGCGTTAGACGGTACGTCCGAAGACACTTTAGAAGAAACATCATCCTTTACGTTTGGTGATTTCGATATCCTAGAAACATTCAAATAGCAACGACGCTAGGGCCCTTCGGGGCCTTTAATTATTAGGAGGAAAAAAACAACTATGAGTAAATTAACAGCATTTTTCAAACAAAACAAAAAAGAAGCGACTACTTTTGACATCTATTTAGAATCATTCGAGGAACCAATCACACTAAAAGTCATTTCCGGTGCAGAAAACAAACGAATCCAAAAAGAGTCAATGGTGGAACGCAAGCAAGGACGTCAAACTAAAAAAGAAATGGACGGCTCAGCATACAACGAGAAATTAGCAATTGCCTCAATCGTTAACCCCCCTCTATCAAATACTGAAATTCAGGAGTCTTACGGAGTAATGGGCGAAGCTGAATTGTATAACGAAATGTTTAACTGGGCAGAGCAAACATTAATTGTTGAAGCTATCCTAGAAGAGTCAGGCTTTAACCAAGACATTAACGAGAAGATTAAACAAGCAAAAAACTAATTGAGAGCGATACAGAAAGTCGAATCCTTCACGTGCTTTTTCAAAATCAGCACATCACACCTGAAAAGTGGGAATCATACAGCGAGGAGCACCGTGCTTTCATGATCGCTTCAACTGAAATAAATGCAAAAGAAATGAAAGCAAGTCGAGCTAAAAAATAACTAATAGGAGGTGAAAAGTATGGCAGAAAACCCACCAACAGGAGGAACTGGTACCGGATCAGGAGGTAGCACTAGTCTACAACTAACGGATCGTGTGTCAGGGACAATCAACAAAATCGTCAATAGCTTTGAACGTCTCATCAACACGGCAGAACGTGTGAACCAAACAATGATAGGCATCGACCGCACAATGAGCGCACAAGTAAATGGCGTAGTTGCTTCTAACAGTCGACTAGTTACCAATGTGCAAGCGACAGAAGCGCAAGTTCGCACAAGCTCTGACGAGTTACTAAACGCATTTGAAGCGGTGAACATGACAGATTTCAGAGCGATTGGTAGCGAGATGAGCGATTTAGCGTCTGACTCAAATTTACTTAAAAAAGCAACAGGCAATGTAAATCAGCTAAGTGACGCAACAATACGAATGAACGACATTCTGGGAAAAGTGAAGGACACTTCGTTAGCCGGCCCCATGAAAATTAACCAGAACCCGATTGATTTTGACACAACGTCTACCAAGCTGGTGAAGATGACCGAAAACATGAATCAACTCGGTGACGCAACGACACGAATGAATGCGATTCTCGGAAAAGTGAAAGGCACGTCTTTACAAGCACCGTTAGAATTTGACCAAAACCCACTAGGCTTCGAATCAATGTCTAGCAAGATGGCCAAGATGTCAGAGAATCTAGCGAAGATTCGAACTGATATTCAGCTTACACCGGTCTTTGAATCTATCACTGACTTAGACGACATTCCGGTCGAAGTTGTGCCAACTTTTAATACACAAGGTATGAGTTTAGAAGATTTAGAAGTCGCTGTTATACCGAACTTTGAAAGTGCCATTAACACGAACTTAGAACCAATAGACCTTCCTGTCATGCCTCAATTACCAGAATGGAATATTGCTCAACCAGAAGCTATCAAAGTGCCATTACTTTTTGACGACAGCGGATTAGACAGTTTCGCACCACCAGAATTTGAACCTATTCCTCTCGAAATGGAATGGCTACCAATCGAACAGCCAGAGGTGTTTTTAACTGACGGATTGACACGCTATCAGCAAGAAATGGCCTCGGCAAATCTAATGCTGGAACGTGCTAGTCAATCTCAAGCTAACTTAAACGCACTCGCGCGTGAGTTAAGAGCATCACCTGCTATTATGAGTGATTTTCAAACAATGCAAAACAGGATTAACGGCATTCAACAATCTATTGCTAATTTAGAGCCAATTGAAGGCGTTATATCACCTGGTGCTAATAACCAGATTGAATCGCTACGTGCGAACCTACAATCGCTGTTACGGACGCAAGACGAAGTCGCTAATGGCTTGTCAGACGTTAACACCGAAGCGGCACATGCGGCTTACAACCGGTTGAATACGCAAGTCGGGCAGATTGAACGTCAAATCAGAGAAAACACAACCGCCCAAAGCCAATTCAACTCAACAGTTGAAAATGGAGTCGGTTCGAGTAACGAATTGGTCAATACTTTGAGAAACGTCGCTGTTGCAATCGGAGCCAATCAGGCAGTACAGTCAGTTGTCGGCCTATCCGATAGATACTCACAAACGATTGCTAGACTAGACTTAATGAATGACGGTTTGCAAACAACAGCAGAATTACAAAATATGGTGTTCGCCTCAGCGCAACGATCGCGCATGGAATATCAAGCAACTGCTGACATGGTAGGAAAATTAGGAACTTTGGCCGGAGACGCATTCAGCGGATCAGGTGAAATCGTTCAGTTTGCTGAATTAATCAATAAACAATTTACACTAGCTGGTACAAGCGCACAGGAAGCTTCCGGAGCTACTTTGCAGTTAACGCAAGCTTTAGCATCGGGCGTGTTACGCGGGGACGAATTGAACTCTGTCATGGAACAGGCTCCGACGATTATCCAAGCTATCGCAGATTATCTAGGAGTTACTAAAGGCGAGATACGAGAAATTGCTGCTGAAGGAGAACTGACGGCGGATATTGTTAAAAATGCGATGTTTGCAGCTGCAGACGATATCAATGCTAAATTCGAATCAATGCCTAGAACTTGGTCGCAAGTTTGGACAGGTTTCAAAAACAGCGCACTAGAAGCGTTTGAACCGGTTCTTCAGAGAATTAATGACTTGGCTAACAGTCAAGCCGTTGAGCAGTTTGTAAGTACTGCTGTATCAGCTTTATATGTCCTGTCAACGGTCGTTGTCGGGATCATGGACGTGTTAGGTAGTCTCGGTGGACTCATCAGTGAGCATTGGGCAACGATCGCACCATTCGTTTACGCTGCTGCTACTGCTTTAGGAATCTACACTGCCGCCTTGATCATCTATAAAACGCACTTGATGATTACAGCTGGAATCGAAGCTATCTCTAACTCAACGAAAGCTGTAGGGGCTGCAAGGACCATGATGTTAGCCGGAGCTACTTTTGTAGCGACTGCTGCACAACACGGGTTTAACGCTGCGCTGTTAGCTAGTCCGATTACCTGGGTAGTTGGAGGGCTACTTGCAATAGTAGCTGCCCTATATGCGGGAGTTGCCATGTGGAATCATTTCACAGGTGCCGCCGTATCGGCTACCGGTATTATCATAGGTGTGCTATACGTCCTATGGGATTTAATAATCAACATCGCAATCGCAATCGTCAATAGTGTGATCGGTGTAGTTAATTTTATCGTCAACTTGTGGCAAGCCGGTATCTACGCGATCCAATTACTGTGGTACGGTTTACAAATGACGGTGGCGCTCATTGCATTTGGCATATTATATCTCGTCCAATCCGTTGTTAACGGCGCAGGCATGGCCTGGTTTGCCGGTATTAACTATTGGAACATGCTGTGGTTTGGATTTAAACAATTTGCAGGCAACATGATGATAGGCATCTTAGATAGTGTCAGCGGATTAATTAACGGCGCTATTAACGGGTTTAATACCTTGAAATACGAAGCCGAAAAGGTTTGGTATAACATTGCCTCGGCTGCTGGAAACATGGCTACTGCCATTGCACAAGGTATAGACGGTATGATCAATGGCGTAATATCCGGCATCGAAGGTATGTTAAATGCTGTTCTTGGCGGTATCAATGACATGATTTCCGCTTTAGATAAGATTCCAGGAGTAAGTATCGGGCCCATTGGTCAAGTGTCGTTAGGACGAGCCAATTACGCAGGAAAGGTAAGTAATTTTACATCTGGTCTGCAAGCACCTACGCCGACGTCAAGAGGCAATGCTTCTGATATCCAACTAGGTGACAGCTTGCGAGCGGCTCTAGAAGGTATGGAAATGCCAGAAACCGCGCAGTGGGAACGCATTGATTTTACGTCAGGTTTAGCAGATTGGATCAATGGAAAGTCGGCCCCAGAAGCACCGGATCAGTGGAAAGCCGATTACTTTGACTTTAAAGACTTGTCGGGATCATTTGACCGCGGATATGCCAAAGGCGAAAACTGGGAGGCACAATTAGGAAAACTTCTATCAGATTTCCAAAGTGGGAATGCCGGTAAAGATATTGCAGATATGTTTAACGACTTAGACATGCCTGAAATACCAGAGGCGCCAGAAGTCGGCGGAGGTTCAAATCCAACAGGCGGAAAATTAGATTCAGTGGGCGAAATTGAAGATGAGATTACAATGGATGAGGAAACACTTAATCTCATCCGTGATGTGGCCAAACAGAAATGGCAACAAAATTACATCACCATGACACCGCAAGTCACGACAAACATTGAATCAATCAACACCGAACAAGAATATGAAGATTTCATCGCGCAATTTAACGATGATTTATTAGATGCAATTCACGACGGCGTAGAAGGGTTGCCGGTTTAGAAAGGAGCAGTTTAACTTATGGTCAAAATATTTATTAAAGGTCAAGACGGCACACTGTTAACTGTGCCGGTCAATCCTGATGAAATTAAGTCAAATGAAAATCAAAAAATCGAAGTCATCGAGGTATTAAACCTCGGCGGTACTCCGATTCCAGGCTACTCAGAATTACAAACATTGTCTTGGGAATCCTTTTTACCCACTCTAAAAGACGGCAATTACATTTCAAAAGGCATGGATGCTAAATATTTTATTCAGAAATTACGTGAGTGGAAACGTGCGAATCAGCCTGTCAGGGTGGTTATTTCAGGAGTGTTTGGCTCCGCGCTAGAACATGGGAATACGAGTCAACTGTATTATATTCAAAATTTTGAAACAGGCACGAAACACGGCTATGAGACGGATATTCTCTATAAGATCAGTTTTATCGAGTACAGGAAACTACAAGAAAAGAAATTGATTATTGTCGAAAAAGAAAAACCTAAAGAAACACCAAAACCAGCACCACCGACTAAAACACCGCCTCGTGACAAAGAGACGCCTCCTAAGCCACCAGAACAGGTTAAGAAGCCGATTATGCATACGGTGGTCAAAGGTGACACTCTTTGGGGCATTGCTAGGAAGTATTACGGCAAAGCGACGACAGCGCTAGTGAACGGCATTGTGGCAGCGAATAAAGCCAAGATTAAAAACCCTAACTTGATTTATCCTGGACAAGTGTTTTTGATACCAGGAACCGAAGCCAAAACGACTACGGCGCCTAAAGCGAAAACATATAAAGTTGTAAAAGGTGATTATTTACGTAAGATTTCTAAGAAGTTTTACGGAGATGAAATGCAGTGGAAGAAAATATATAACGCGAATAAATCAGTCATTAAGAACCCTGATTTGATTTACGCAGGGATGGTGTTAACAATCCCATGATATATAAATTGTATTTTCAAAATGTTTTATCAGGCGAGGTCTGGGACCTTGCGCCGGTGGTTAAAAGCTTTAATCTTAGCTCAAAACGAAGCGGTTCACCGTCTAAATTGGAAGTTGAGTTATTAAGTACGATGAACTTTCCAGAAGGTTCAATGCTTGCTTTGACGGCCGGAACACATAAATTATTTTACGGCTACCTATTTAGAATACGCCGTAACAAGAACGGCAAACACTTGTTAACGTTTTTTGACCAGAAGAAATATCTATTGAGGAAAGAAACATATGTGTTTCAAAACAGCACACTGGCAAGCATTATCACGAGTATCGCAAAAGACTTTGAATTAAAAGTCGGGAAATTGGTAGGACCTTCAGCTAAAATGCCGACCATGCTAAAAGAGGAAAAAACAGCGCTGGATATTATCGAAGAAAGCATCGACCAAATTCTTGTACAAACTGGTGAACTAACCGTTTTCTGGGATGATTACGGCGAACTTCGATTGGACTATCCGAAGAATTTGGCGATATTAACCATTTTAGGCGAAGGGTCAATCGTAACGGACTTTGATTATGAACGCAGTATCGAAGATTCAGCTAACGTCGTGAAATTGCTACACGAGGACGGCGAGTACGGTAAACGTACGATGTACCATTTTATTGACAGTAATAATATTAAGAAATGGGGACGGCTACAATACTTTAAGGTAGTCGATGAAAACCTCAACGCGGCACAAATTAACAGTATGGGACAAATGCTGATCAAATTGAAAAATAAACCGAAAGAAACGATTAAACTATCCATGAGTGTAGGTGATTTTGATTTTATTGCGGGCAGGTCTGCATTTGTAGACTTACCAGAAATCAAAGTGAAAGGGTGGTATCTATTGGAATCAGTAGACCATAAAGTTACAGCCAGCTCACACACAATGGAAGTTGAGTTGTGGTTAGGAGGTTAAACGTGTCTAAAGTTAATGTCGACAATTTAAAACACTTAATCAATAACTTTATTGATAATAGACAATTTGCGAAAGTCTCTGCGGGAACGATTACCTCAATTAATCCGCTCAAAATCAGATTAGAAAACAATATCGAGTTGTCCCGAGAGCTGGTCACAATCACGTGGGCGGATCAACTAGGTCCAGAGTCACTTAATCAGAAAATATTCTTAATTCGACAAGATACGGGAGGTCATTATTATGCCTTACCTAAATTCACATCAACGCAGCTGGGTCGACTAAATAGTGATGGTTCTGCCAATTTAGGCATTACTAACGGATATGGTAATTACGGTACAGTCACAAGTTCGAACGCTTGGCTTAAAGACAGTCAAATGGAAGAGAATGCTCAATTCATCTGGACGTGGCTTAAAGATAATGGGTGGAGCGAACAGGCGGCCGCTGGGTTTTTAGGCAACACGCACGTCGAATCATCGCATAACCCCGGTATTTACGAGAATTTAGACGTGGGTAATATGCAACGAGGGTTTGGATTAGTTCAGTGGACACCCGCTTCAATCTTTCACAATTGGGCTAAAGCAAATAATCTGGACCCAACTGACATCAAAGCACAACTGACCTCGGTTAACGGCGACACGCTAAGACATTGGATCATGACAGATGAATTTCCGATGTCTTATCAAGCCTTTAAAACGTCGACAGACAGCCCAACAAATTTAGCTCGAGCTTTTATGAAGAATTTCGAACGACCAGCTAATCAAACGCAACCTAAACGAGGTGAATGGGCTGAATATTATTATGCAAGATACAAAGGTAAGGTTTTCCGTCCATCAAGCGGAGGACTCGTACAGCCGAAAGCTTCAACTTTTGACATCAGTAAAGCGACACGAGCAACAGCTGTCTCAACAGTTGGCTGGAACTTAGAGGAAATCAACCGTTTTAAAATGAACTCAGCCGACCCTCCACACGTGACGGGAACTTACATTGATAACTTTTTAAAAAGTTATTATTCGGACAGTCCTCTTATTGGGCAAGGCGAAACCATTAAACGCTGGTCCGATTATTACGGTATATCAGTAGGAGCGGCACTTGGTGTTTGGGCGAAAGAAACAACCTTTGGCCGAGGGCATCCTGGTAAAGTAGACCACAACTACGGGTGTATGACAGCTGCCACTGCACCGCAATACCCAAAAGTCTATTACGGTGATCGGTATTGGGTTAAATTCCCAAGTAAAAACGTAGGTATCGGCGAGTGGTTCAAATACGTTCGCTATCGCTACGTTGAGCAAGGCTTGGCAAGTTACGAAGCATTCTTAAATGTTTACAGTCCACCGTTTGAAAATAACCAAGCGACATTTAAAAACATCATGTGGGGCGTAATCAAAGCTTTCGGGTACAATACGAGCGATTCGGTAGTTAAGACGAATCTGTCTAAACAGACCGATGACGTGCAGGCGATTAATATTAACCAAGTGGCCAATCCTACTGACTATCAAACAGACGCACGCGTCGAAAAGATCTTACAGTGGTTTGAAGCAAGATTGGGCAAAGTTACTTATTCAATGGCAAATCGGACAGGACCAAACAGTTACGACTGTTCAAGTGCTGTTTTTTATGCGTTGATGCATGCCGGATTTCTTCCGGTAGGAACTTGGCCAGGAACAACGGAAACGCTATTTGGCTACGAGGGGAACCGATTGATCCGAATCAACCGCAATGAAATTCGGCGCGGGGATATATTTGTCACCGGAACCCCGGGCAGGTCTGCTGGAGCGGCCGGACATACCGGTGTGGTCTACGATTCGAACCGAATTATTCATTGTACATATTCAAAGAATGGAATCGTGATCACGCCGATAGCCGGTTACACTAGTTCAAATACACGCTGGTATCGTCTAGCTGGTACAGGGGCTAGTGCGAATACACCAGCCATCTCTAATGCAACAGCGTCTAAGATTGAGGCAGCTATTAGTAAGGCAATTGCTCAAGTAGGTAAGCCTTATATACTAGGTGCAGTCGGCCCTAACTCGTTCGATTGTAGCGGATTGGTCTATTATGCCTATCGGGAGGCTGGTTTTAAGATTAACCACCGGAGTACGACTTACACGATGAATGCCAACCAAGCACCATTTAAGACGATTAGTCGAGGTGAGTTGAAGCGTGGCGATTTGATTATGTATCCAGGTCACGTCGGTATTTATTTAGGACCTACTTTAAGTAGCCCTAAATCACTAGTACACGCCGCCACGCCATCACTTGGTGTTATTTATCAGCGGGCGGACTCAATGCAAATTACAGGATATAGGAGGGTTACAGGATGAGTGTTCCAGAAAGACCAATACGCGATTTCAGCTTGGAGGCTTGGGCCGCTATTGAAGATGCAGTTCAAAGTGAAAACATGGATGTCGTTTCAGCGTCGGAAGAACATCCTCCTTCCTTGACACTGGATGAAACAGACATTTTAAGAGAGATTGACGGCGTAAACGCTTTGAAGCAAAGCATCCGACGGATGTTAACGACAGAGCGATTTACTCGTACGATTTACGACCACAGCTACGGCATTGAATCAGAAGATTTATACGGCAACGACGCCGAATTTGTAGATGTGGAAATCGAACGTCGCATAAAAGAAGCGCTAAATGAAGATGACCGGATATTAGATATCCACGGTTTCGATAAAGTGTTCGACGGTAATGAATACCGTTTGACCTTTACAGTAGACACCATTTTCGGCGCAATGGAGGAGGTGGCAGATTTTGGTTTTAATACAAACTAAAGAATTTGATGAGATTCTAAGCGATGCGCTGGATCGCTTTCGTGAAAAATATGATTTACGTCAAGGGTCAGCGTTGTACAACTTAACCGCAGCAATTGCCCAAGAGATTGCTATACAGTACATGTATCTAGAAGAGTATTCCAACACTCAATTTTTGGATACAGCTTATGGCGAGGGATTGACACGATTAGCGTCTCAATTCGGTGTGGACCGTATGCCGGCTTCGGCAGCGTTACGAGAAGCTTTTTTTATTGAGAGCATTCCTATTGGCACAAGATTTTCAATCATTGACACAGACGCCAATTTTATCGTGACGCAAGATAATGGTGGAGGAATGTATTTTCTAACGTCTGAGGATTTAGGCGCTGAAGGTAACACGATTCAGGGCGAATTGTTAAACATCGACCCGCTGGACACGTTCAGTGGTGCGGTATTAGGACGTGTCGTCATTGCGGGGGAAGATGAAGAAAGCGATGACGACTTGCGAGAAAGAACCGCTGCTAGAGTAAGAGCGCCCTCTTTGTTCGGGACGGTTGCGCAATACGAAGCGTGGGCGAGAGACTTTGAAGGTGTTGGCTCGGTGAAGATTGAACCGCTCTGGAACGGCGCTAATACGGTTAAAGTGGCAATTACTGACGCGACTGGTTCAGAGGCGAGTGCTGAGCTGGTAGCACAGTTGCAAGAATACCTTGATCCCGAGCCTCGTGGCCATGGGTTAGGTGTGGCACCGATTGGGGCAATCGTAACAGTTGAAAGTATCAATGCCGTAGCCGTAACAATTGAAGCAGATATCCGATTGGATATCGACTTTGAGATGACTAACGTGGAAGAGTTAATTCGAAACGAGTTGCAAATCTACTTAGCCGGAGAAGCCTTTAATGATTCAGAAATTAAGATATTTAAAATATTAACAGTGATTGACCGGGTTCAAGGGGTTAGAAGCGTCAGCAATGTGAAAATAAACGGAGTGGCAGAAAGCTTGATAGTTGACAACGGCGTACCTGCTTATCTGCAAGGAGTGATACTCAATGATATTAGCTGATATTGAGTATAGACTGCTTAGTAGCTTTGATTACGTAGATCCAAAAGTGAAAGATTATTTTATGTCAATTGAGCCGGAACTCCGGCTGATTGGCCAACGCATGATTGACGAACGGTCACTTGTCTTGTTGCAAAATGCGGATGAAATACATATCAAGCGCTGGGAAGAGTCGGTACAGGTCAATCCTGCGCCGAGTGACTTAGAACAGCGTAGGCGCTACTTACAAATGCTGCTTGTCACTAAGATTAAAGTCGGTGCTGATTCTCTAAGCACCCTAGTTAAACAATTTACAGGAGCCAGCAATAAAGTCGAATTTATGAATGATGAGTCGATTGTCAAAGTGACGCTATTAAGTGGGATAAATAAAAGCTTGATGCACCAATTTGAACTGTTGCTGAAACAAATCATTCCGGCTCATCTGTATTACAAAATAGACATGGATTACGATTTAGAAGCCAATCTAAACTTAGCAAACTATAAATCCGGCACGATTGAATTAGAGGTGACGGATCAATATGAAGGTTATTTCGAATCAACTGGCGGGGTATTTGGGTCAGGGGGGTCTGTTGCGAGCGTAACATTTACCGAATTTACGGATCAGTATCATACAAATTTAGCACTAGATGGGACAGCTCAGTCTGGTACTGGCTATATCCATGCAACACTTCACGAGATGACAGACCAAAACGACGTAGTTATCACAAGCTCCGGCGAGTCTTACGCAGTCAGCTCTGCGGAATTTATCCAAGAAATATTAATTGATTAGGGGGAATTATTAAATGTCAGAATTTTCAAAAGTAGTTATCACGAAGAAAGGTCAAGCACTCATGGCCAAACTAATGAGTGGCTCTAGCAAAGTAGAATTTACAGAAATTCGCGTGTCGGAAACAGCATATAGCGAGTCGCAATTAGAAAACCTTACAGCATTAGCGAATATCAAACAAACCACGGCGGTGTCAAAAGTCACACGCACTAACGAAGTAGCTGTACAAGTGGAAGGGGCTGTCGGCAACGAGTCACTAACCGTCGGTTATTACATGCGCACCATCGGACTGTTTGCAAAAGACCCGCAAGACGGCATTATCTTATTTGCTGTAACAACGGCCCAACAAGCTGGGTTCATGCCACCATTTAATGGCAAAACGACGAGCGGGGCGCATTTTAAAATTGTCACAACCATCGGAAATTCAAGTAACGTCACAATTCAAGTTGATCCGGCTGCAGTCGCAACGATTGGTGATGTGAGAGATTTAGAAGCACAAATCATTGATTTGAAATCTTATGTCGGCTATAAAGATGATGATATTCTAGGCCTGGAAGTTGATTTCAAAGCAAGCAAATTCACCCGTCTCTCGGGTGCAGTTAATCGTACTCCAGGTGCCTCATTCGATGGCTTTAAAATGTTTGGTGGCCGTAAGCGTTGCATGTTGACGGACGACGGCGTCAACTTAGGATATTTAGGAGACGCAGGCTACACCGAAACCGGAGCTTTAGCTCAGTCGATTACCAAAAATGGTGTGACGTATCCAGTAGGAACTCCCGTCCAGGTGATGGTAGAACAGCCGAAATTTTATTACAAAGTCGTACCTCTGGTAACTGAAAAAATTGAAGGTGGAAAAGGCCACCATTTAAGAAAAGCACGCTACTATGTTTCGGATACTCCTAAACTCGGATTTAAGCTTCACCCAGCCTTTATCAAGAATGGTGAGGTTCTTAACCGTATTTACTTATCGGCGTACGAGGGGAGCTTATATGACGTGTCTGCGAGTGCTTACAACTTGATTGATGACCAGGGCGGAGATTTCACCGCGACAACTGGTGATAAATTAAGTAGTATCGCTAACGCTAAACCGGTATCAGGTTTGACTCAAGGATTGACGCGCGGGGGCGCTAGAATCGTCGCACAGAACCGCGGGAGTGGCTGGGACATTTCTTATGCAGCTACGATTGCAGCAACTCAACTGTTGTTTGCGATTGAGTATGGGACGTTTAATACTCAAAACGCAATCGGTATGGGCGTGACTAAATCAGACGACGCTACAACAAATATGGCGGAGCCTACTGGGGCAACTGCTTTACTCGGTAACGCTTCAGGAAAAGCTGAAAATGGCTCGGTAACGTATCGAGGAGAAGAAAACTTTTGGATGAATATTTGGAAATGGGTCGACGGTATGAATATCAAGCCGCAAGGATTGCACGAGTTGTACGTCGCTGACCACGCTTTCGCAGATGATAAAGGCGACGGTAGCTATAGAAATGCCGGCATTACGCTTGCTAAAACAACCGGATGGGTATCAGCCATGGCATATAATGAACCGTTTGACTGGCTATTCTTCCCATCTGAGACGCTTGGAAACTCTGCTGTTCCGGTAGGAGACCATTTCTACCAAAACGCAGCCAGTACGGCCGCTTGGTTAGCCGCCATCTTCGGCGGTAATTGGACGAGTGGTGCGAGTGGTGGGGGTTTCGTTTGGGGTGTGTATATTTCGTCGGCTTATCGGAATCGTAGTCCTGGCGCCCGCCTGGTGTATGCCGCAAAAAATTAATTAACTAACTAACTTATGGGTAAAAGAAATATGTGTATGAACAAACGATGACAAAAAAGCCTTTTAGCTTCACTTGGTTAACCACCATCTTCGGCAGTAATTGGACGAATGGTACGAATGGTGGGGGTTTCATTTGGAATGTGAATAATTCGTCGGCTAATCGGAATCGTAATCATGGCACCCACCTAGTAAATGCAAAACTGAATAACGTGTTATTTCTTTTACCCTGCCTCTTGGCAAAATATATAAAAATAATGACGCCGTGCTAGTAGGTTCACTCTCGAACGCTCGGCTGATTTGCATACAAAATTGAAAGGTTCTAAAAACCATTGAAACGTTACGGGAATTTATATGAAAAAGTGTATAACATGGATAACCTTAAAAAGGCTCATCAAAAAGCAAAAGTCGGTAAAGGTTGGTACAAAGAAGTGAAAATGGTGGATGAAAATCCTGATTATTATTTAGAAAAGTTGCAGAAAATGCTAATGGATAAGACTTACAAAACTTCGGAATACGAAACATTTATTAAGTCCGACAGCGGCAAAGAACGGGAGATATTTAAACTGCCTTATTTCCCAGATAGAATTTGTCAATGGGCGATTATGCTAGTCATTGAGCCTGTCTTAATCAAGCATTTTACGGCAGACACTTATAGTGCGATACCTGGGAGAGGAACCCACTTATGTCTTAATAAGATGAGAGAAGCCATAAAGAAAGACCCTCAAGGTACTAAATATTGTCTGAAGATGGATGTTTCTAAATACTACCCCTCAATAAATCATGATATTTTGAAACAAAAATACCGTCGCAAGTTTAAAGATCCTAATTTACTTTGGTTACTCGATGAAATTATTGACTCAACAGAAGGTACCAAAGGAATACCGATTGGAAACTATTTGTCGCAATACAGCGGAAACTATTATTTATCGCAATTTGACCACTGGATTAAAGAAGTCAAGCAAGTTAAATATTATTATCGCTACATGGATGACATAGTAATTCTAAGTGACAATAAAGACGAATTACATAGACTCCGGATCGAAATTAGCGATAATCTCGAAAGTAAATTGAGCTTAAAAGTAAAAGACAACTGGCAGGTGTTCCCCACATTTGTTCGAGGGGTTGATTTTATTGGCTACCGAACATTTGAGGATTTTGTGTTGCTGCGAAAATCAATTGCCAAGGAATATAAACGTAAAATGACTCATATCTCAAAGGAAATTGAATCAGGGCAACACATGTCGGAACACGACTGGGCAGCATTTAATAGCTATAAAGGTTGGCTGAAACACTGCGATTCGCACAGATTGTATCAGAAATATAGCGCACCGTTGCAGGTGCACTCAGATTACTATTACACACATTACATAAAAGGAGGAGTTGCATAATGATAGACCACGGAATAGTAGAAAGTAACACACTGCCAGAACCGATCGTAGTTGACGAGTATTCAGTTTGGGAAGCAACAGATATTGAAGAATTTCAAGTTGAGGTTGAAACTGGGGAAGAAACAGTACCAGTAGTACATTACCGATATCAATTAAAGCAGTACACAAAAGATGATTATATCTTGTCGACCATTAAACAAAATCAAATGACTTCAGATTTAGCAATCGCTGAACTGGTCGAGATGATGTTAGGAGGTGTCTAATATGGTAGGAGTATATGTCAGATTAATTAACGCCGGTCTTCGCAGACTAGAAGACGTTCCGTCAATTTTTTATGACGGAGTCAAAGCAGAACTGGAGAAGCAGAACGGCGGTGTTCATCATGTCGAACCGTGAACTTAAACGTCAACTAATTAAAGAGGCTGAACGGATACCGCAAATTTTCTACAGCTTTTGCGTCTCATTTATGAGTTTGTTTTTCGGAGCGTTCACTATTTATTACGACGGCTATTTAATTGCTAACGTCGAACCTTATTTTTCTAGTTTGCCTGAAGATATTATCGGTGCACTACTGATCATTTGGGCTATCATTAAAATTTTGGGGGTGATTACAAATCGGGCTTTCTTAAAAAGAGTTGGTATTTTAGGCTTGTCAGCACTTTGGACAGGTCTTTTAGTGTTGGCAATTACCTATAGTTTTGGTACCGGCTATCCTAACCCGTCCTACATGTACACTGCTTTAGTCGCCGCGATATGCTACCGAATATCGTACAGGGGGGATTTCTGATTTGAATGAAACGACGTCTATTTTTTTAACGCTGATTGGAGGCGGAACGGTTGGAGTGATAGTCAGTGCTATCTTTCAATTTTTTAACGCCAACAAAACTAGCGCTAACAGTTTATTAACGATCGCTCACGGCAGAATCGAAGAGCAAGAAGAAACGATTAAAGAATTGAAGCTTGCTTACGACTTAGAACGAAACGAAAAACACAAAATTCAAGAAGAATTTCATCGTTACAAAATGTCAAATCCGGTAAAGGAGGAAATTTAATGGATAACGAAACAGTTGCTTTAGTGGTTGTCATCGCAATAGCAATCGCGGTAATTTCAGAAATCGCAAAAGCGTTTGTAAAATTAACAGCCGAACAGATCCACTTGCTAAATTTAACACTAGGAGTTGTCGGAGGAATCATTGCCATGCAAATATTCGGTGGAGATTTTGCATCCAACGTATATGTCGGGGTGACAGGCGGGATCGCCGCACCCGGTATTTATGAGTTGGCCACTAAACTATTTAAGCTTAAATTACCAACAGATTTATAAAAAAGAGATACCTAAGACGGATTAACCTCCGTCTTTTTTCAACGAAAGGAGCTTAACATGGATATTAAAACAATGGCACAGCTGATCAAGAAGTATCCGTCCCCGATTTCAGAATTGACTAGATTAGCTCAAGCCGTCCACGAGACAGGGAATTTCACGAGTGATATTTTTAAGAATGCGAATAACAGTTTCGGCATTAAGGCATCAGCGCCGTGGACAGGCGACAGTTTTAATGCAAAAACAGGTGAAACGGTGAACGGTAAAGAGATCCAAATTCGTGACAACTTCAGAAAATATAAAACAGTTGAGGATTGTGTCGCAGATCAGGCGCTATTCTTTGTATCGACCTCACACCGTAAAAACGTGGCTTATAAAGAGGCGATAGAGGCTAAAAACTACCAAGATGAAGCTAAAGCCCTAATGGGTCCAGGAAGATATGCAACAGATGTTCCTACCTCAACCTCGATTGGGTATGCGGCTAAGTTATTAAGAACTATTGATAACTATGGGCTAAAGAACTATGGCATGAAGGAAAGCGCAAGCTTGAAAGATATTGAAGAGACTCCTAAGGAAGAAACGAATAAAGGGGAAGACATAAAAATGACATATATTGGATTAGATATTGGACACGGTGCGAACACGTGGGAAACCGGTGGAGGTAAAGGTGTATCAACTGGCGGTAGAGTCTATGAGGAGCATACTTTTAACTCAATCGTTGCCAAAAAGCTAAAAACTTTATTGGAAAAATCAGGACACAAAGTAACTTATGGTGTTCAACAGCCGATGGCAAATGACACGTCTCTAACGGCAAGAACTAACCGTTTTAATGCGGAAAAAGTTGATATCATGGTATCAATTCATGCGAATTGGATAGGCACTTTTAAAAACTCAACAAATGGTATCGGTGCTTTCTATGCGAACTATGATCGTGACTCACGCTCTACTAATTCTAAAAAGCTAGCAGATGCGATTATGGCACAATATCGTAAACAAGGTCAAACAATTTACGGCGCTGGCTCAATCCCTTCTGTATTAACTAACTGGACAAATTTCCATATGACTAGAGAAGTAACAATGCCAGCTGTATTAATGGAACTTGGTTTCATGTCTGGTACAACTGACTTTGATAAAATCTTTGGCAGTCAACAAGATAAATATACAACTCAAATGGCGGAAGGATTGGCTAATGGAATTAATGCTTACTTTGGTATGCAAGAAGTGCCATCTGGAGCTACTCCATCAACACCTGCAACAGGTGGAGGCGGATTGGATGACGTTAAATGGCCGGCCTATAAAGCGCCGACACAAGAATTTGATGTAGTGAAAGATGGTGCTAAAGTTAAGATTCGCAAAGGGCATTCAGCATGGTTTATTCCGAATAACCCAAGTTTTGGTAAAAAGCCATCAAAAGACTTTGCTGGTGATACCGATACCGTCGTTAAATCAATGGCAGTTAATGTGAGCTACTCTAAACGTGCCTATCTGCTGAAAAACAAGGTTAGCTGGATCCTAGAGCAGGACCTGGAAGAGCCAAGAGCTAATTGGGGCGCAAGTAATGCCAGCTTAAAAACACACACGGTTAAATCTGGCGAATATTTATACTTAATCGGCGAGAAGTACGGAATTACAGTCGCTAACATCAAGGACTGGAACGGACTATCATCGAATGTAATTTTTAGTGGTCAAAAATTATATGTTGAAGACCCGTCTAAAAAGGCACAAGAGCCGACAAAACCACTGCCTCCGACAGATGTAGTTGAAGCGCCTAAAGAAGAGCAGCCGAAAGACGAAGGTAGTCAAACACCTGCTGTCGACTTGAAAGACGGCGAATTTTTCTGGGAAGGCAAGAAATACAAAATCACTAAAGCTTAATAATGGACATTTAACAAAATAGAAACCCCACTACTCTTTTTGAGCTGTGGGGCTGTTTTTGTTTATAGCGGAAGATTTATTTTATTTCCGTTATTGTCCTTAAAAGTGAAAATGTTTTCGTTGGTTTCGCTTGAGCCTAAGCGATAGATGACACCGTCTTTCATGATATAATATCCCAACCACTCTGAAACCTCTACATGTCCTATTGCTTCACTGATTAAAGCCGAAGCTTCAAAGTCACTAAATTCTTCTATTGGCTTTCCGTAATACTTTTGAGCTTTTTCCATCGTCTTTTCGAAATCATATTTGTAGAAAATCCATTCATCACGACGTTTCATTTCGCTGTATAGCTGATTGAAAATCTCTTTAAAAACATTTTCTCCCCAAGTAGCAGACACTTCAACGATATCAGAATATCTATATTCACCGCCGCTAATTCGAGTTTTGAAATATAGTGTTATATTTTCCATTTTGTTATCCTCCGTATTTAGGTAGTTTTGCAATGCGGTTAGCTTTTGTTGTGTATCGGTCCACCATTTATTTTCGCCACGCTTCCAAGCTTGTAGTGTGCGGTAGGGTATTCCCACCGCTTTTGCCACTTCGCTAAGATTGCTTTCATTTAATAACTTATCTATTTCCTTTAAATCTACTTTCATTATTTATCACCCTCGAAGTAAAATGTTTTTTCAGTAATGATTGAAAATCCATCGAACTGAATGTTTTTTAATTGTGTATAGCCAAATCTTCTTCTGAACCCTGTAACTACACTCTTTGGTTCTTCGTTTTTTACACGTTCTTTGTATTCTGGGGTTCCTTTTAAGATTGCGCCCTCTGGAACTTCTTCGAAAGTTTTAACACCATCTTCAACAATTGCCAAGATGTTTTCGATTACCTTTGAAAATTCCCACGAAGCTTCTGCACTCACTTTAGATGTATTAATATGGCTTAGCCCGTCAAATTGTTTTGTGTTTTCTTTTTGGCTTTCCGTTGCGTCGTCTTGGTCGTATGATAAATTGAATTTTGCGATTTCCTTGTTAATTACCTCGTATACTTTTTCCATTTCATTTCCTCTTTTCTGTTTTTTATTTATCTCTTACTCTTTAATTATATTATACATGATTATGTATAACTTGTAAAGTGTTTTGTGCATAATTATGTATAATTATTTAATTTGTATATCATGCACAAATTTAAAGGTGTATATAATAGTAGGAATTTTTACTTGTGTAAAATTGACGGTTATTTTCTGCTTAAATCATATCAATACCACGATAAACAAAACAAAAAGACCGTCCTAAGACGGTCTAAATTTATGTGTAAAATATGTGTAAAATGTTTTAAAAGCTAAAGTATAGCTAATTCTAAAAAAGCTTTCAAATCAACGTTTTTAATTGCTATTACTTGCTATGAATATTAATAAAACGCCTCTGAAGGGAATTTCAATAGCCTGCTAACCTTGCTATTATAGCATTAATTTTTAACTTGTGTAAAATATGTGCAAACTATTTTATAAGCTAAAGGATAGCTACTGCATAGACATGTTTGAAATTGGCATAAAAATTAAAAAATTTTCAAAGAATTTATCAATTGATTTTCTTTATTTTTTCGCATTTCTTCTAATACGTGAGAATAGACGGTCTGCGTGACGGTCACGTCTTTGTGTCCAAGTCGTTCTGCTATAAGCATAATGTTTACGTCGGCGTAAAGCAATAGCGAAGCGTGTGTATGTCGTAACCCGTGTAGTGTTATTTGTTTCTCAGTCACGCCTATCTGTGTTTGCACTTTGCGTAAATATTTATTGACTGCTTCGTTTGAGCAGGGTGCGTTAATGATGCGATCAATTTTAGAGCCGTTTAACTCTTGGTGTGCTTCAATCTCTTTTATAAAGGCGAGCAATTCGTCGCTTACAAGTATCACGCGCCGTTTTTTATTCTTAGTTTCACCGAATACAGGCGGCTTCAATTTATATAGCCAAGTTTTACTAATGGTCACAGTTTTGGCTTCGAAATCAATATCATTCCACGTCAAACCTAAAATTTCTGCATATCGTGCGCCAGTGTGAGCAGCTATAATCACCAGCATTTTTGACGCCGTCAGAGGTCTTTTTGAAATATTGGCCATCAGCTTGTCGTAATCTTTTCTCTCTAAAAATTTCGCCTCTTCATCGACTACCCGTTCATTATTGCCCGAAATTACCGCTTTAAACGTCGGGTCCCGGAAGATGGTGTTATCTTCTAAGGCGTATGCTAAACACGCTCTTATGTAGCTGTTTAAGCGTTTGACTGTTGATTCAGCCGTAGTTTTGGCGTATTCATTTAGCGCTCTTTGATATGTGTCACGGTCCAAATCCTCAAGTGTCTCGTAAGGAAATAATTTTTTAATATTGTTGTAGGCCACTTTATATTTACGGTAAGTGACTTCTGTTACTGCTGGTTTTTTATATAATTCCATCCAATTTTTAAAATAGTCCGAGAAAAGTTTTTTCTTAACGCTAGGATCATGACCTTTGGCTATTGCGATTTCAATATCTCTAGCTGCTGCAGCTGCCTCAGGCTTGGTGCGAAAACCACCTTTGCGCGCTGTTTGAAATTCGCCGTTTTTATCTTTGTAAGATACGATATACGTCCATGTTTTGCCCCTTTTAGTATAAGAAGCCATTCAAACTCCTCCTATTTATGCTATAATAGGGCATAGAAAATAAGCCTAATATAGGTATTTTTTCATCCGCTCACACTTATTTGCTTGCCGGCGTTAGTGTGGGCTTCTTTTGTTTATTCTAAATCTGCCATTTCTTCAGGTGATAGCTGACCTTCAAATTGGGATTTTTCTTTATGTGCGTTCGTTTTTACCCATTAAAATATTCAAGCTTGCGATGATAGTATCTGCGTCAGAGACGGCATTTTTATATGTTAAAGAGTTAGATTTTGTTGGTCCGGAGATTAGATTTATGTATCTGACAGGTTTGTCTATGTTATTCGTATTCAACTTAACGCAGAAAGTAGTTACCTTTTTGTTTTGTGTTTTTTTTCCCGTAATTGCTCCTGTTATGGCTCCTACTCCGCCAAAAGCCATACCTCCGATAACGGCACTTCCTATTCCGCCCGAAGAAATAGACTGTCCATTTTCAACAATTTCATAAGTTTGTATTTCTTCTAGTGGCCAAATCTCAGAGAATTTTCTGAAATGTTTGACGCCGATTAATCTCCTATCCATATCCACTCCCACAGTTGCGGTTATCATTTTGTCAGGGTCGAAATACTGTTCTTTTTCTTCATGTTTTTTTATCTTCTTATGTTTCGTAATTCCGGATGTTTTCTCATGCTTTGGTATTCTTACCGCTAGTGTAATCAGCAATATCCCTACTAATGTCATAACAGTTATCAATTGTTGTTGATCCGGAATAGGCTCCCCTAAAAAATTAGCAGAAATTGCAGAGATGAGGTTAAGAACTCCGAAAACAAAAAAAATTTTTCTTTTCATTTAGATTTCTCCTTTTTAATTTTATTTATAACAAGACCTTGCCTAAAACTACCACTTGACTAGCGTCAAAATGCATATCATCATACTCTTCATTTTCAGACTTTAGCGTGATTGTGCCATTATCAGCATAGACCCGCTTACAAGTCACGCCTTCGTTTTCAATCCTTACAATAGCAATTTCGCCATTCTCAACACTTGGCTGATATCTCATATATACTTCTTGGCCATCTTTTATTAAAGGCTCCATTGACTTACCAACAACTTCTACTAGCTCGTCTGCACCTTTAGGTATTAGCGCTGATGATACAACTTCTTTTCTTGCGTCTGTATCATCCACGTGTAAAGCGGATCCTGCAGCAGTTCGTCTGTTGGTAATGATTGTTTTGCTGTCTTCCTTTGCAAAATCAACATTGATGATGTTATTCTGTTCATCAAGTTGTTTTTCAGCGAAGTTGTATACTTTGATTTGACGTTGAGGGGTAAGTTCTTTATAGATTGGTAGAATATCCCTTTCAAACTCCCAACCCATCAAGTATTCGTTAGTTGTTTGAAGCGCTTCAGCCAAGGGTTCTAATGATTCGATTGGAAACTTTTCGATGTCACCTTTTTCGTATCTATAAATCGTTGCTCTTGATACGCCTAATTTCTCGCCTATCTCATCGGCTGTCATTTTAAGTTGTTTTCGTCTTTCTTTCATTCTTTTGCCGATATCCATTTTTTCACCTCTTTTCTTTATGTCTTAATTATAAATCATCAGTCGCATTAATGCAACATATAATGAAGAGTTTTTATTTTAACTATTTTCGCAGAAATGCGATTTATCTCTTGACTATTGAAACCTTAACTGTTATTATTTAATTAATAAGTCGCACGAATGCGACAATGGAAAGGGGGTAATCACATGGTGGACGTTAATAAGTTGCGAGGTAAGATTGTTGAAAAAGGTTTTTCTCAACAAGAATTGGCTCAATCTATTGGAATAGACAGAAGTACTTTTTATAGAAAAATGAAAAACAATGGAGATTTTTCAATAGGAGAAGTGGCGGAAATTGCAAAGATTATGCAGTTGTCTAATGAAGAAGCAATAGAAATTTTTTTAAGTAAGAAGTCGCATAAATGCGATAGTATATCAGTTTAAGGAAGGAGCATGCAAGTGAATGAGATAAGTTTATCCACAGATTTGAAACAAATCGAACTAGAGATAAATCATCACAAGAACATTGCAGGTCAATCAATTTGGGAAATAGGTAGACGTTTAAACCATGTTAAAGAAAATGATTTAGCGCATGGGAACTTTATCAAGTGGGTTGAATCGAACTTGAAAATGGACATTCGTGAAGCTCAGCGTTTTATGAAAGTGGCTAGTGAATTGCCAAATACGGACACGTGGTCGCATTTAGGTGGTAGAGCTTTATATCTAATTTCAACTCTTCCTGAAGAAGAACGCACTAAGGAACACGTTACTGATAAAGGTAAAACCAAAACACCTGATGAAATGACCACGAGAGAATTGCAGGAGTTGAAAAAACAACTCCAGCAACAAGCCGAACAGCACCAAAGGCAACTAGCCGAGAAAGATGATGTTATTAACAAAACTTACGAACAGTTGGAAAAAGCACAGCGACAAGAACCGAAAATTATTGAGAAACAAATTGTTCCAAGCGATTACGAGGACTTGAAGCGCACGAAAGATTACTTAACCAAACGCAATGAACATTTAGAAAAAGAACACCAAGATTTATTAAATCAACGCAAAGAAGTCAACGAGAAGTCGCAAAAATATGATGAACTCACAAATGCTATTCAACAATCGCAGGGAGAGCTTAACCGAGTGCAACAGAAAATAGCAGACTATGACGGTTTGCACAAAGTGTTAAAAGAGGGCAATGCCTTGTTAGCCAAACTAAGCGTGTTGGTTTACAGCGATTTATCGGATGCGGTGGCTAATGACACGTTGGTTAAGAGTGAGTTAGATATTCTTTTAAGCCGTTTCTTGAAATTGAACGAAGATATTACAAAAAAAATAACCAACAACATGATTATAGAAGGAGAGATTATAAATGACTGAAATGATGAGATATAACAATTACGAGTTAGATCAAGCAGAACAAAGCGCATTGACTCAGTTAGCAATTATCAAAGAGATGCGAAACATCAAACAAAGCGTTAAAGAAACTGAACAGCGTCTAATTTCGATGGTAGATAAAGTTTCTAAAGAAATCACGATCAATTATGAAGAGCAAAAAGTAATTCAATCAATCATTTGGAAGTTGTCAACTGATTTAGCTAGAGAGCATTTAGACGGTAGAAAATATAGCGATAACCTATTCAAAGCTTGGAAAGGGTTATTTACCCGAAGAATTCACACGAAGTTAAAAAACCGAATGAACGTGGTGAGATATACAGCGATAAAAAGAGAAGAATATGAAACAGCAATCAGGTTCATCGAGAACATTAGTTATGTTGCGTTTTCTGCTTCAGATTTAACACCGACACCAGCCATTCTTAAAATTATTGAATTAGAGTCCAACGAGTAAAGTAGGAGGTGCATCATGGAGCAAAAATTAAAAGCAGAAGTGTTGATCAGCATACCGCCTGAATACACCTTGCTTCTAACAGCCGATTACAACGATCTGCTTAAAGATAATGACGTCGGGACTTGGTGGACGTTAAAAGAAGTGTGTGAGCGAACTAATCGCAGTGAACGATGGTTAAAAGATACGATTTTAGAAGTCCCAAAATACAAACGTAGAATTGATATCGATGAAGGTGGTTTCGTCAAATATCCAACAGGCGGTAAGAGTGGTTATTTATTCTTGGCCACGAAAACAAAACAGTTCTTAGAAGATAACTTTGTCAACATCCTAGGAGGTAAATAAAGATGATAACAAATTGGTATGAGGGTTATTACGGCACTGCCGAAGTAGTCGAGTCGGTTCCAGATAACTATCATTTTTTTGCCACTGACGAGTTGACTGGTCATCACATTTATTTTGAACCACGTAAAGGCTTCAGTTTGGCGGTGAGAGCGTGAGGTATGCAGAATTTAAAAGTGAAGTTGAGGACCTAGGTTTCAAAGTTGCTAATCGTACATCAACTGACTACATCATTGATGATGGCCCAATTAATTGGATAGTCGCTTCAGTGGTTAGGCGTGAAGTGTGCGCAATGAGTACGGAATATCACAGCAACATGATAGACGAGGAGAGGCTTAGACAGATATTTCACTTGCTAGTTAAGTTTGCCCAAACTTCAATAGAGGAGCGACATTATGATGATGTTTGATTGGAGAGTGTGGAAGAAAACGGCGAAAGTATTAATCCAATCGGTTCTGTCGGTAGTTATATTCTGCGTCTTGTTTCTATCCATTACAGCGTTCTGCCAGCAACGAGTGTATCAGAATACTGGACTGGACAGGAACGCATATGTGGAGATTTTTCAATATGTAATAGGTAGGTGAGTAAATGAAAACACTTAAGCAAGTCCAAGACTTGGTCAGAAGTCAATTTATAAATAGCGAATCAATTAAAGTCGTGTACTTAGGTCGAATAGCTAATTTCAAACATGGCATCGTTCAAGAAGCAGTAGCTCGATATGCGACTAAATCAACTGAGTTTGATTATCCATATCCGCAATATTTGCATTGCGAGTTTAACATCATTGATTCAGATGGTGATTCATTCACAGTGTCGAGAGATGGGATTGAGTTTAAGAAAGATTTCTATCCGCTACCAGATAATTTTGAGGTTGGTGCTGATTTGTTTGAGCGGAATATATATAGGAGGGATAAAAATGAACGACAACAACAGCTGCGTAACAAAGTTCACAGCGATTATCTGCGCAGGTACATTAGTAGGTACTTTTTTATACGCAATTTATTACTTATTAAAAAGTTGGTGATGAAATGGAATTCCAAGAAACAAGTCTTTACAACCGAGATTTACCTAAATTCCTAAAAGAGTACCGTGAAGAATGGAACATTTCAAGGCAAGTATTAGCTGAAGAGATTGGTGTAAGTAGTGTATTCAACTGGGAAAAAGGTGGCGTGGTGGGTTCCTATAGTATGAGATTAATTAAAGAATACTTTGATATAGATTTTTCTATTAAATACGCCTATTACACGGCGGATGGCAAGCTGATGTTCGAAGGTCCAAAAGATTTATTCATTAAGTATCTAGGCATTACAGAACCAAGATATTACCACTTGTTGAAAGATGGACTAGTTATCAAGCGAGATTTACCAATTTCAGACATCGAAACAGATTTGTATAAAACCTACAAGGTAGCACCAAACAGCATTAACTTAAACAACAGAAAAGTGTATGGAGCTTATAAAGATGGCCGTTTGCTAGCACAAGGCTCACTTACTGAAATTGCTGAGCAGCTAAAAGTATCTTTCAATCACGTTAAGTGGCTGAAGACTATGACACACAAAGTGAAGCATGATCGTTTCATAAAAATATACCACATTGGCTATCAGTTCAATGAAGATTTGGGGGATGTGACATGTTAGAAAACGTAAAACCTTTGTCATTTGAAAATTGGCTGTCTTTAACGCAAGTCAACTTGGACCGCAATCGGTACTTGAGGGCGCATCCGGCTTTAAAGGCAAAATTACATAAACGGTATAACGATTATTTGGAAGGATGGGAGCGCGAAGTAGACCGCGCTAAACAGACAAATGAAGGGAGGTGAGGAAATTGCAGGACGTAAAAAAGACTACCTTTGCAGAGGCAGTCTCAATGTTAAATCTATCTGAGAGGAGTATACCACAAAATGGCAAATAATTCTAAAATAATCCAGGCGCATCATAGTTCCTTTGAGGAATTAAAGTTTAAAAAGGCTGCAGGCTTGAAAAAGAAATTGAAGGTTCCGAAAGAAGTTGAAGGCGAAACCGAAAAGCAGCGAGAGAGACGGTTAGCTAAAATCCAAGAAAACGAAGTTAGAGAAAAAGAAAATTTAGTTTTAATGGACACTCATGAAGCGTATGAAAATCGCAAAGAGAATTTCAGAGGTGTTCGTATGGTCGACATTGACCAAGTCATATTTGGTTCATTCTACCGTGTGGCCAGAATCACCCTAGAAGAAACGATGCACTTAGATAAAGTCGATTATAGTGTTGGCGAGAAAGGGAAGGCAACGGAACAAATGGTTAAACTATTAGACCGAAATGTTAAAAACGCTGGTGTTGCAGCAGGGACGCTGGAGACAGGTCCGTTTATGGATATGCTCTATCCGTTTCTGAAAGAGTCAAATGCTGTAGCTTTAAAATTCTCGGTTTTAGGCGAAATAAATATCAGGCCATTAGGTAAGGATAGCTTGATTACTGAAGCTGTTTACGAATCTGGATTTTTATTCGAAGAAGATTTCGAGTTTGGTATTAACACTAAGTATTTCTATGACGCTTTGAAATTGGCCAGAGATTTAGGCCATGAAACAGTTGAGTTGAAATTTACAGCGCCTGTAAGGCCAATTGGCTTAATGGCTGATGACTTTGAGTATATGTTAGCTACAATTCGTTTGAATCATTTAGGAGGAAAATTACATGTTTAAAATTGAAATTATCGCAGATAACGCAACGGAATTGAAAGAGAAGTTAGATGGCTTGGTTGAATCTTTCGGGGTTGGCCAACAAGTCGAGAACAATGTAGTCGAGGTTAAAGACGAAAAAACAATAGAAAAAACTGTTGACAAGATCATCGAAAAGGCTGCTGAACCTAAACCAGAGGAAAAAGCTTCTGAAATTAAAGTTGAGGACAGCGTTAAAGAAGAATCCGAAGAAGTTGAAGATAATATTGCGACTAAGATGACGTATTGGTTACTAGGCGAAGATTTTGGCAGCTCACGTAAAGGGCAAGAGATTCCGGATGAAGCGCAAGTGTTCGCTAGCAAAGCTGCGTGGGAGGCTGCTCAAGATGAAGTAAAAACGACAACTGAAACTAATTTCCCAGTTGAGAATGTTGAGCCTGTGGACAAGTCTACTATCGTAACTAAGATGGGTGATCTTTTGAGAGCTAACGGCGCAGTTAAAGCAGAGTTAACAGCTTTATTAGCACGATTCGATGTAGCTAAATTCGGTCAAATGGACGAGAAACACTACGCGGAGTTTTACGAAGGCTTGTTACTTATTGAAAAAGGTGGGAACTAACATGGCTATGGCAGAAGAATTTGGTCCGACGAAGCACGCCTATCTTGGTCCGTCAAGTGCTGTACGATGGATGGCCGTTCCGCCGATTGTACAGTTGGAAACCGATGTTCCGCGTAAAGATACAGCGTACACAATAGAAGGGACTGACGCGCATACATTAGCTGAATTTAAGCTTCAGCACTTCCTTAATCCGTTTGAAGATTACGAAGCGAAGCGTGACGAAGTGATTGACAATCTCACGTATTACAACCAAGAAATGGAAGATTTCACAGGACAGTATGCAGATTTGGTAATTGAACATTTCAACGCGTACGAGAATGCGCGTATGGAGTTAGAGGTGCAGGTCGATATTAGCAAGTGGGTGCCTGACAGCTTTGGCACGTCCGACGTCGTGATTATCTCCGACGGCGTAATCGAAGTGATTGATTTGAAGTATGGAAAAGGAGTCCCAGTTGACGCCTATCAGAATCCGCAATTAATGTTATATGCGTTAGGTGCTTATGATCGTTACGACTTGCTGTACGATTTTGATCGCATCCGCATGACGATTGTTCAGCCGAGATTAGATAATGTGTCAACGTTTGAGATTGAAGTTGAAGAGTTGCTTTACTGGGCGAATAACTACGTCGCACCTCGTGCCGTTTATGCTTTTGAAGGTATTGGCGAATGGAATTTAAAAGCTGATGTGCTGCGCTTCAGTCCAGTTAGGGCTACGCTGCGTCCGAGAGCAGAGAAGAACTTTGAAATTATCGAGAAGTACGACTTTAAGGAAAATGCGTTGTTAGATGATGAAGAAATAGCAGAGATTTTAGCCCAAGCAAAAGAAATCAAAAGTTGGTTAGATGATGTTGAGAATTATGCATTGCATTCAGCATTGCAAGGTAAAGTGATTCCTGGTTGGAAATTGGTTGAAGGTCGCAGCAATCGTGTAATTACAGATAAAAGTGAGCTAGAAGTTCGCTTGATGATGGAAGGCTACGAAGCGGATAAGATTCTGAAGCCAAAAGAATTGCTCGCTTTAGGCGCATTAGAAAAAGTTGTCGGTAAGGCGAATTTCGCCAAAATTGCAGATGACTTGATTATCAAGCCAGCAGGTAAACCTGTATTAGCTCCTGCTAAAGACAAACGTCCAGCAATTAATAGTGAGGAGTCTGCACAAGACGATTTCGCCGAGTTATAGGGGAAAGAGGTGTAGCTGTGAGTTGGGCTGAAGATATGGGCTATGACGCTTGGGAACTTGAAGACTTCGAAGCTTATTATGCGGAGTTCACTGATGTATCGAAAGAACAGCAAGAGAAAGAATATTTCTCTCACCCAGTCTCAAGTAGCAGAAGTATTGATATCCGAGATATTGACGCAAATTATGCTCGCAACTTGTATAAGTGGTACGCCGCTAAAGGTTTTGATGAAAATTTACTTTACATGAAAACTCTTAAAGACTTGTCAGAAAAAAGTGCAGAAGAAGATTTTAAAAACTTATAAAAACGAAAAGAGGAATTTATTATGTCAAACAAACCATCAAATACAAAAGTAGTCTTACAAAATGTTCGCTTATCATACGTCGCTTTACTAGAGCCAAAAGCTATACAAGAAGGTCAAGATCCTAAATACTCATGCATGATTCTGATTCCTAAAGACGATAAAAAGAATTTAGCTCGAATTGAACGCGCGATTGACGCTGCTTATGAAGCTGGTAAAGCTACTCATTTAAAAGGTGTAAAGCGTGACCGCTTGAAAATTACGTTACGAGACGCGGACGAAGAATTGGACTTAGAAGCTAATCCGGAGTTCGAGGGCCACATGTTTATGAATGTGAACAGCGCTCAAAAGCCAGGTCTTTTAGATAAATACAAAAAGAAAACAGACAGTCAAGATGATATCTACTCAGGTGTATTTGCTCACGTATCCGTGAATTTCTACGCATATAACACTGCGGGCAATAGAGGGGTTACGGCCGGTTTAAACAACGTAATGTCACTTGGCCACGGCGATTACTTGGGTGGACGTGCTTCTGCTGAATCAGATTTTGAAGATTTCGAAGTAGAAGAATTAGATGAAGATTTAGACGATTTGATTTAAGGCTGAATATGGGGCGCTTTAGCCCCTTTCTTTAAATACTAGGAGGTTTAACTATGACGGAGGTTATCGTGCAGCGCACGGCACATCCTACATTTGACACAGGTTATTACTTTGAATGGTTAAGACGTAACAAGCTTAAAAAAATGTCGATTGATATTGAAACATATTCTGATAACAACATTAAGATGGGCGTTTATAAATACGTCGATACTCCAAATTTTCAAGTGTTAATATTTGCTTTTTCAATTGATGGTGGTCCAGTAGAGGTCTGGGACCTCACTAAGTCCGATTTACCGCAGTACATTAGAGAGTTGATATTAAGTCCTGATGTTTTGAAAAAAGCCTACAACGCGCAGTTTGAGCGCGTGGCGCTGTCTAAATATTTCGGCAAACAATTAGATCCGACGCAGTGGCAATGTACGATGGTCCAAGCAATGGAACTAGGCTTGCCTGCCTCGCTAGGTAAATGTGCGGAGTATCTATCTATTGAAGAACAAAAAGATACAGCAGGTACGCATTTGATTAATTATTTCTCTAAACCTTGTAAGCCGACTAAGGCGAATGGCATGAGAACTCGCAACTTGCCTGAACATGATTCTGAACGCTGGGAGAACTTTATGCAGTACTGTGGCCAAGACGTGGTGGTTGAGATGGCAATTGACGATAGAATCGGCATTTTGCCTATGCCTGATTCGGAGTGGGAGCTGTACCACCAAGACCAAAGAATGCATGACTTAGGCGTGAAGATTGATACAGATTTGGCTGAAGCAGCAATTGAAATGGATGCAGCACTGAGAGAAGAAACGATGGCCGAATTAAAAGCTTTAACAGGTCTAGAAAATCCGAACTCTCCGGCGCAATTGAAAGAGTGGTTTCATTCTCAGAATTTTCCTGTTGATACGTTAGCCAAAGGAATATTAGAAGGTTACTTAGACAACAACATCGTTAAAGGTGATGTGAAAAAAGCAATTGAGCTACGATTACAGCTCGCTAATTCCTCAACGAAGAAATACATCATGATGCGCGACGCGACACATACCGATGGTCGAATGCATGGCATTTTACAATTTTATGGCGCTTCACGTACAGGTCGTTATGCAGGACGTTTAATCCAAGTCCAGAACCTGCCTCGAAATTACATGAAAACCTTGGACACTGCTCGTCACTTAGTTAAAGCTGGCGATTTGGAAGCGATGGAAATGGTTTATGACGATGTACCAGACGTGTTAAAGCAGTTAATTCGCACGAGTATTGTAGCTAAAGATGGTTACGAGTTACATATCAGTGACTTTAGCGCGATTGAAGCACGCGTAATTGCTTGGTATGCGAACGAGGAGTGGGTGCTTGATGCGTTCCGTGAACATGGCAAGATTTATGAAGCGACTGCTGATCAGATGTTTAATCTCGGCGGCGTGGATAAAGTTTCAAGCGACATGCGACAACGTGGGAAAGTTGCTACTTTAGCACTTGGTTATCAAGGGGGCGTTGGCTCGCTTATCTCGATGGGTGCCTTGGAACAGGGCATCAACGAGGAAGAGTTGCAGCCGTTGGTTGATACGTGGCGTAAAGCGAATAGCAAGATTGTTAAGTTTTGGTACGACACGCAGAGGCGCGTTATTCAAGCGTTAGAAAAAGGCGGTGTGGTTAGAGGGCCAAAAGGATTACGATATTTTAGAAAAGCGGGATTCTTATTTATTCAACTGCCTAGTGGACGAACGCTAAGCTACGCACGTCCTAAATTGGAATTAGATAAGTGGGAAAGGCCTAAAATCACCTATGAAGGTCAAGGCCAGAAAGTTTACTTCGAAAAGCAGGATACATACGGAGGAAAGCTAGTCGAGAACATCGTTCAAGCTACTGCGCGTGATTTACTAGCAGGTGCACTTCTTAGACTAGAAGAAGCAGGCTACGAGATTGTCTTTCACGTTCATGACGAGGCGGTGGCCGAAGTTAAAAAAGGCACTCGCACGATTGAAGAAATGAATGCGATTATGTCGGAAATCCCTGATTGGGCTGAAGGTCTACCGCTAGGCGCTGAAGGCTTTGCTACTGATTATTACATGAAAGACTAGGAGGGATGTCTTGAAAAGGGCTTTGATTAAGCTAGGGTACGGCGCTTATGTAAATGGGCGTTTGGAGTATCAGCACGAGTTCACTTTTTATTTTGAAACTTTATCCGAATTCAAAACTGGCTTCTTGAAACGATTTGGAAACATTCAGATGTCCAGCAAGGCTGAAAAAGAACGTCAAAATATTAAGCTGATTACATATAAAGCAAGCAGTACCATCGAGTGGGAAAATTTAATTAATGAGCAAAAATATACAAGAGTTTATGTAAAAATCTCATAGAAAAAAGTAGGAAGTGGCGAGATGATACCTAAATATAGAGCATGGGATTATGATGAAAAAAGAATGCACGATGTGCTGGTTATAGATTGGCTGAGTGGTTTGGTGGACTTAGACTTTGGCAAAATCGAAAAGCCTTTTGAGCGTGTTGAACTTATGCAGTACACAGGTCTGAATGACAAAGACGGAGTGGAAGTATATTTTAATGACATTGTAGAAGATGAATACGGGCACAGATATGAAGTAGTATTTGAAGGCGATTGTCTACGCTGTAATGGATTACGCAAAATAAGAGGTGGATATAAGCCTAAGAACAGATGGTTTGGCGGGGGCTTGAAGATTATCGGAAACATTTACGAAAGCCCAGAATTGTTGGAGGTGGCAGAATGTTAACTAAAAATTTAATGACATGGGTAACTGGTAAGAATACATATGAACACCTAGAAGATAAGGTAGAAAAAGCGTTTGGCGAGAGACATTATCGGTTAGAAAAAGAAAAAAAATTAC